TCGACAGAGGGCGGGTAGAAGTTGTTGGCAGCGGCGAAATAGAGCTGGTATTCGACGCCCTTTTCCAGCGCGATGCTGCCCATGTCCAGCACTACATCGTTGTAGCCGCGGACAAGGTCGATGGACTTGTCTGCCAGGGCGGTCGTGGTGCCGTACTTGCGCAGGACGGTGCGCATTTTGCCCGGCATATAGCCCTTGACGCGGAATTCCAGCGAGCGGAGCAGCAGGCCCGCTTTCTTAGCAGTCAATGGCATGAAGAACTCGGACTTGGCGGGATAAGTGTCCCACGCGGGGATTTCTCCGGAAGTATTGAGCGCCGTAACGACTGAAATCGGGTCGATAGGAAGTTTCACTCCGACAATGTCAGCAAGCTCTTTCATGCCCTGTTCGATTCTTGCATAGTCAGTGTAACTGAGCGCACCTTTCATACCGGAGGCCCATTCTCGCTGTTCTTCCTCCGTCCATGTGCCGCTTCTTGCCTTTGCTGTCAGTTCTTTTACCCGGTCTACATCTGCCTGCGTTCGGTCAGTAATCCACTTTGCCATACAATCACCTCTTAAAAAATCAATTTGCCGTCAGCGTCAATGGAAAGAGACTTTGGAACGGTAAATGCAGGGTGAACGACATTGTCATACTTACGAGGACCCTCGTCATTCGTAGCGTAAGAAATCGTCTCTGCGTTGGTATTCACTTGTAACATAGAATCATACACAGCGTATGCGTCTACAAGTTTGCTGACCAACAGAGGTCGCCAGTACTTGTTTGCGCTTGAGTTTGTGCCAGCAATATCATAGAGCATCTGAAGCGAGTACAGGTAGGGAGTTCTTGTCCAGATGGAACGCCCTCTCTCAGAACCTTCTATGTCGGAAGCAAGCATTGCTTTCAGGATTTTGGATGCATTCTGCAATGGAGTGCCTTCGTTGTGCTTATAGCTCGGGCTGCTAGTTGTCCAATTCGGAGCATCAGAGCCTTCCGTGTCGTATCCAAACTCATGGTTGGAAAGAAGGAAAACACTTTCGGCCATCGTGGATACCCTGCTGCTACCAGAGCTACAGTAAGAATCGGAGAAGCCCGGGGTGTAGTAGATGGTTGTCTTGTTGATAGCTTGCTTTTGAGCATAACTGAACGAGTTGAAGTAGTCGTTGTTGAGCCAGCTACTTACGCTGCTACTGGCGTAAGTAGACCATGTAGAATCCCAAGCCATGATAGCCGCGTAGTGTTTTCGAACCAGAAGAGTTCGTCCGGCTCCGTTTAGCTCGCTTTCGTAGTCGTGCTTCGCAACGATGAACTCAGCCACGTTACCGCCCTCGTCCATAAGAACGGTGTCGCCCTCTGCAATATCAAACAGGTTGTACGATGTTGTAATGAAAGAACATTTCGCGGAGACGTTGCCCACAAAGGCAGTGACAACAGCCTTGCCCGGGGAGTTCCACTTGACTTGACAAGTGGATTTTCCCTCTGCGTTTGTCAGAACATGAAGGGAGACAATTCCTTCGGGAGAGGCTGCCCAGTTGATTTTGGGAGAATCAATGGTAGCGGGGGACAGGGTAGCGGAAAGAACAACGGAATCACCCCAGTCAAGCTGTTCGCTGACATGGTCAAGAGACAAAGCCTGAGCATCTGCCATCATGTACCCCTCTACAGTACCTTTGAAGCACCCATTAAAGGTGTATTTTGCATTGGTCACCAGCAAGACGGCATCGTAATTGAACTGATGGTGAATCTTCACCATATCAAGAGCGTCAACAATAGGGCTTGCCCGATAAGTAAGAGAAGCCTTGCGACGATTAGAAAGGACTCCATAAGACTCCGTAAGGGCATTTCTGGATTTTGCAAGGATGTCCTTTGTGAGCATAACATTGCTCAGAGTCTGGCTCACGCCTTTGCCCGAAGGGCTTTCGGGATAAGCGTAGGTAACGCCACCTGCGGTGGTCACCACGTTGAGCATATTTTGAGCAAAGGTGATTTCCGGCCAAGAATAATTGTTCAGCACCGGAATATCCAATACCGAGTCAGAGGCGCTAGAACCGTAGACACGGTTAATCTTTATCACGCCATCACGAGTCTGGTACAGAGCCATTCCGGCCGCATTGGCGGCAAGCTGCAAAATATCGGAGTTGTGATAAGCAGACCCATCGCTCGTGATGTCCGTAGAGTAGTCTTTCAGTTCATCAGAGATTTCTGCTATGATGCCATCTGCTTCAAGCTGCTCCAGTGCATCGTAGCACATCTCATAGAGCGTGCCGTATTTTCTTCCGGTGTACTTCGTGCTGGACAGATATAGGAAAGCGTCTCGCGCCTGAAAGGACGCTTCAATGCTGTTGGCAGGAACGCTCCACTCCGACAGGAAGAACATTCCTCCGCTTACCCATTCGGTCTTTCCGTCAACATCCATTCCATAACGAACAGTAACGGGCTGACGTTCATAGATATACTTATAAATTCCTTGAGGGTTCACGGAGTCCCATGTGCGGTCGCTGTTATCCAAACTAAAGGAAATCGACTCCTGAGAAAGCTGCCCGGAGATAGGGTCTCTTGCGGAAGAATGGCTGTAAGACAAAATTTTGGTCTTGTCAAACACCAGATACCTTCCGATTTTCACTTGTTCGACCCTTACTCGGCGGTTAGGGAGACACCACTTCAGCACCTCAATCTCTACGGCATCAAACCCGGAAAGCTCTACATCAACATCAGAACAGACGGATTTGTTTCCGTTTACGGTCACAGTTTTTAACCTGTTAGTCCCAAGATATGCGCTGACCGAAAAATCTATAGCGTATTCTTCAAATACCGTAGACCAGCAAATTGAAACGCCGGGAATCGAGAACTTGCTCTCACTCGGAAGCTCAAGCCGGATAACAGGATGGTTTGAATCGTCAAAAATCTTGGCGCTCAAAAAACCAGTAGTTCCATACGGAGGGGAAGAAGGAACAATGGCGCAACTTCCGTCAAGAACAGTGAGATTAAGCTCTCCTGTGGAATACCTCGAAATGGAAGCGTTATTGGAAAGCGAAATACTGTGAAAGGTGGAGAACGGGGCTGCCGATGACGTGACGATGGTAGCTTTTTTGTTGATACCCGGCTCAGTGATTCCACAGGTAATCTCTACAAAAGATTCCGGGACGAGGGTTTCGTTAAATTTTTCTTTCCACTTATCGGAGACTTCAACCATGTGTCATACCTCCACAAGAGAAAGTTTGCACCCTGTCCATCCCATCACGCCACCGGTCTTCGGCCCTCTACGCCACATGCCGCCGGTGCGGTCGGAGACATACATCTGACGGGTGGTATAACCGGCTGTGGCTTGGTTATAGAATTTAACAGTGCAGTAAAAATTCGTGGTAAAAAGGCTCAAGATGTCGGCCCACTGCCGCGCGGTGAGGTAGTTCCATGACATGGAGACCTTTGCTACATCATGCCGAACGACAGAACCAACAACTTTGCCCTGAACATTTCGGCCAGAGTCCACGATAGTGCTAGTCGTTCCCTCATAAGAGGAGGGTTCCGGTAGCTCTACGCCATTCACCGTAACCAGTGCAGGAATATTGGCCATCTGAACCATCCTTTCTTAATAGGAATAAACTTCAGTACCCATAATAGACACACCACGTTCTTTCTGGGTCTTTTCAACAGAAGCGGTGAGCTGCTTGCCGTCAAGGTACACTCTTATATCTCTTCCATCAGAGATTTCCTCTCCATACCGTTGCCAGATGTCGAGGAATGCGTTGTAGCAGCCGTTGTACACAGCATCTCTCATCTCTTCGGAGTTCCCACTTGCGGCAGAATAGGTGCCACTATAGGAAGAGCTGGATGTCGAGGAATTGTAGCTAGAGCTTCCAACATACTGAGATGTATCGCTGTAACTACCGGTAGAATGGCTACCGCCAAGTTTCGATACGATTCCAGCGATTGCAATACCAAGGGTAGCGGCAGCAGCAAGGGCTACGATTCCAGCGGGAATGCCAAAAATCGTAGCGCTAAGGGCGGCACCCACAGCAGAAAGCATTCCCGCCACTGCGGTTCCGATAGTGCTTACCAGCCCGGCAAACCCAGCGAAAATTGTCGGGAAAGAACTGAGCAAGCCGCCAGACAGCGCAGCGCTGATTGCTTTGGCAGCCGTTACGAGAGGAGACTTCACGTTTCCGAAAGCCTGCGTAATACCAGAAAGCATCGTCTGAGTTTCAGAGGAAACCTTTCCGAAGTTCTGAGTCAGTGCGCTTACCAGATTTTTGCCAATGGTAGCGGCTGTATTCAGCAAAGAAGAAGCTTGGCTTTTCAGTTCTTTGCTCAGTCTGCCAAGCAAATCGCTTGCAACGGACTTGACGCGTTTACGCTGCTCATCGCCCATAGCGCCCCAAATGCTAGCGGCAATGGTAGTGCCAACTGTTTTCCAATCGCCACTTTGCGCAGCCTGAATGAAAGTTTGCACCGTACCGAAGAAGTCGGTCTTGAGGTTGTTATCGAGTTCGGCCCACTTAGAGTCTAGCCCGGAAATGATGCCGTTGACGTAGCTTGTGCCGCAGTCAATGCCATAGTTCGCCATTTCTTCGCCCTTGAGCTTGGTGGCGTCTACGAGTTTATTCATAGCATCGTTGACATAACCGAGAGCGCCGGTTATGCCGTTCGCAAGGCCTTGAACAATATAGCTACCATAATCAAAGAACACCTTAGAAGGAGAGTTGATGTCCAAATCGCCAGTGAACTTGTCAAGAATAGCTTTTGCCAGACCACCAACTGTTTTCTTAGCGGTTTCAATGCCTTGATTGATGCCTTTAATAAGACCGTCCACGATATTTTTTCCGATACTCAAAAGGCTGAAATTATCAAACGTGCTTTTAATTGCAGAAAGAATTTTCTTAGTGGTTTCGGTTACACTAGAAATAGCGTCCGTAATGCCTTTTTCCAATCCTGCGATAATGTAGCCGCCTTGTTCGGCCATTACGGTGGATGGGGAATTGATTCCAAAGGCAGACTTAAAGCCATTGATAAACGGATTGAACACGTTTTCGACAATCCAAGAAGCAACATTCGTGATTGCGTCTTGAATGCCGTAATAAATACCGTAGACGATATTCAGGCCAACATTATCGAACGGCCCCTCTGCCACTTTCTTTTCAAAATAATCGGCAATTCGGGAAACCAGACCACCCATGAAATCGAGCGCTTCAATAAACGCTTCGCCAAAGAAACGACCGATAGCTTGAGCTAGCCCGGCCCAATCTACGGAAGTAACGGCTCTAATAGCAAAGTCAACGAGGTCTTGACCGAGCTGGTAAGAGTCTGTGCCAGCCAAGAAATCAGAAACAGCGTTAATGCTATCAGTGATAAAGTTAAAAAGAACTCTTGCAAGCTTTTCAATATCAACATTTTGAAGAGCATCGGAAAGCTTATCAGTTAATTGCTTCCCAACGCCAATCCAATCTACTGTTGCTATCCAATCTGAAAGTTCGTGAAAAAATCCAGAAAAGCCATCAATAAAGGCGTTAAGCATAGATGTCCAGTCAAGCTGAGACAGAAAACCGCCAAGAAGCTCAAACTCAATGATGAATTTGTCCGCAAGCAATCGGCCAAACAAGTCCCAGTCTACAGAATCTACAAGTCCGTTAACGCCATCTGCAAAAAACGCTCCAAGCGAGGCCCAATCAATGGAATGGATGGCATCATAAATCATGCCCATAAGTTTATTTAGTTGTTCACCGATTTGGGTTCCGATTTGGAAAGAATTAAGAGATTTTAACTTCTCCTTAATTTCGTCAACAGCACTTCCAGCATAATCTTTGAACATATCATACTGAGAGAGGTCAACATCACCAAGTAAATTACCAGTAGCACCGCCGCTGCCGGAGCCGGAAGAACCGGAGTTTTGCGAAGGGTCAATGATGTTTAGTTCATCAAAACCCATCGTGTAATCTTTAGCCGCTTTCGCTGCTGCTTTCGTAGCATCGGCAGTGTCATCCATAGCATCGGTCACGCCACCAATATCTTTTTGTGTTTTGCTAAAATCGGTAAATTCAATTTTCTGCCCAAACACAGATGCAAGCGAAACAACAAATTCTTTGATAAGGTCAACTGCTGCAATCAGAACAGGGAGAATTGCCTTAAATGCAGGATAAAGAAGCTGGCCAACAGCCTTTGCAAGCTGCGAAATTTCAGACTTCAAGATACGTACCATATTGGCAGGGCTACTAATGGTCTGTGCAAGGTTGCCTTGAATGTTCGCAGTCTGCTTCATAATAGCAATGTAACGCAGAACTGCCTTATCTGCCTGAGACAGGCTAGAAACCTGTTTGTTAAAGCCCAAAGCAAGAAGTTCTTGCTGTAACCGCGCCTGAGACAGGTCAACGCCTAAGCGTCTAATAGGCTCAAGTTCTCCAGAGATAGCAGAAGCAATCGCGGTAAAGGTAGTAGCAGTATCTTTATTCCAATAGGACGATTCATCATAAGCAAGCTGCGTCAAGTTTTTGGAAAGAATGTACGCTTTATCGCTTGCCAAGCCGAACGAAGTAGCAAGACTTTGAATTGTTGCAATGTTTGTCATCGCTTCTGTAGGGTCGATTCCAAGCAGAGACTCCATTTTATTGATAAGTTCAGTTGCTTGGACGCTTAACTCGCCCATTGCGTTGTTGAACAAGTCTGTCGCTTCGTAGAAATCATTAAACTTTGCAACAGCGTTAGCAAGGTAAGTGGCAATAGCTTTCAGAGAAACTAGCTGTGCTGCACGTTTTTTGATGGTTTCTAACTGGCTTGCCAAGCTCGAAAGACTAGTACTTGCTTTCCAGTTTGCCGAAGAAAAGCGGGTTGTCGAATTGATAGCGCTTTTAATTTTAGACGGAAGCGAAGAGAAAGAACGGCCCGCCTTGTCCAGCTTGGAAGCGAGCGGAGAAATAGCGGATGCCACTTTCTTACAAACTTCAGCAAAATCATCAAGCGTTTTAGAGTCCAGCTTCTTTGTGATGCTTGGGATTTTAGCAATGGAATTGATTGCACTGCTTACGCCACGCAAACTCTTAATGGAAGAATCGCTAATAGAAGAAATAGGGGAAAGGCCGTTCTTCAAGCTGTTCATCTTATTGCCAAGTCCGGAAAAATCCATGTTTCCAAGATTGACGGACGAAATTTTGTTCAAAGCATTAGCAACAGAGCGGATGCCTTTTGCGCTTTGAGTAAGGTCTACATTAGCAAGACCGTTCATAAAAGACGTGATTTTGCCAAGACCGTCCAGCCCAGTAGATGCGGATTTAAGAGCGGAAATAGAAGCAGATAACTTATCAAGACTACTGCAAACCTTTGCCACGTTGCCTTTCGTCCTCAAATTAGAAATGGCGGTAGCGAGCTTGTCGATATTAAGCTCTGCACCCTGCGATTCCGCAGAAATCTCTACGGATAAGCTCGTAATATCAACATCAGCCATCACTACCACCATCACTTTCCATCATAGAGAACATCATTCTCTTGATTCGCTCCTGCGCCTCAACTGCGCGTTGGTATTCATACTCGTCTTTCTCCTTTTGGGTAAGGGGAATCGGTCTATCCATGTACTTGATGGGGCTAGACCCTTTCTTTCGGAACATATTGCCAACCGTAGAGGAAAGCGCAGATGCCATGTAAAAGCCATTTCTCCACGCTTCTGCGTTGGCTCTGCGTTCCCGCAGCTCCTCTGCGTCACGGTAGACCTTCGCTAGCCAGACATCGCCGTACCAGAACTGGTCGTAGGTCATGCCAATGGAGATGTAATAGGCTTCTACATCGTGGAACAGCTTGGAGAAGGAGAATAGCTCCCCCTCTCCGTTTGCCTCCTGAGATTGTGCGGTTACACAATCTCCCACGTTGCGTTTTTTGCGGTCTTGTCCTCAGTGTCAGTTGCCAGCAGGGACTTGGAAGCGTCCATGAACATCTCAAGCAGAACGCCCATCAGGTCTTCCTTATCCTCGATGTGCTGGAACATCTCATCCACGACCTTGCGCTTAATACCCTTGTTCCGCGCGATGAAAGCGCCGTAGAACAGAGCACGGGAGTTTGACAGCAGATTGGTCATCTGGGTGTACTGGCCAATCTGAAAGCCTGCGCGTTCGGTGGCTTCCACGCTGTCACGGGTGAAAGTCAGCTCGTAAGTGTTCTTGCCATCGGGGGAATGAAAATTGATAACCTTAGCAGCCATAATAAATGCTCTCCTTTATAAATAGGGGCAGAACCAAATCAGTTGTTCAGTTCTGCCCGGTTTGATTGATTCGATTTTTGCGGTTTAGCCGCCGTTGACAGTCAGGGCCTCGCTGAACTCAGGCTTCTTGGTGAAGATGCAGTTGATGGTCATTTCCACAACCTCGTCCACGCCAAAGCCGGACAAGCCAACCTGATGCATACCCTGCCAAGTGAAGCCAGAGCCGTCCTGCATCTTCAGGGCGTAATACTTCACGGTGTTGCTCTCGGAAGTCTCATCGTAGCCAGCTTCCTTGACCTTCTTGTAGTCAGTCTTGTTGTAGTTGGCAGTGAAAGACTTGGTATCGCTCTGGATGATGCCAAAGATGTTGACCTGCATGGGGTCAGACAGAGTGGTGGCATCCAGAAGGTTCGGCTCAGAGATCAGGTCGGGCACATCCTTAATGTCGCACAGCTTCGTCAGAGCGGTTGCGCTGTCGCCACAATACAGGGTGGTATTCAGACCGGAGATAGCAGTACTCATAGAATGTTTACCTCCTTAGTTTCGGTAAATCATTCCGTCCTCTCCGATTGTTGCCCCATAGCTGCAATCAATCCGATAGACGGAATTGTTGTACAGCCCATTCAACGGGGCAAACGATTTGCGATAAAATTTCATTGGTTCGAGAATGGAATCCACGATGCCAACAATGGAACGCGCTTCTGCAATGCGCCCGGTGTTCTTGTTAGAGTAGACCCGAACACGAAGGGAAACGGCGGCATATTTGCTGTGACCAGCAGAATCAATGTGTACAGGCAGATTGCTGTTTTCTTCTATCTGCACACACGGAAACTTCTTGACGTTGCTGTCGTTGATTTCACCAGTAACGAAGATGCCGGGCACTTGCTTTCGCAGCTCCTTAGCAACAGCCGTGAAGATAGAATTGAAATAATCGATCAACTATTCCAAACCTCCCTCCACGTTGCTTCGACTTGAGAAGCCATTTCCTCAACAGCTCCCCACATAGCCATAGCTGGCTCGTTGCCACTGGTGTAATTCAGCTGACCTTTGCCGTCTACTTCCTTTACAGGCGTACCAGCATTGCCGGGGTCGCCATAGTAGTACCAGCGCTTGCGCTTGCCGTTTTCTTTGCCGTATGTGCCATGTTCGCCAACGCCATCAGGAAGTTCACCGCCATAAGCAGAGTGCATAACGCCAGTGCCAAACTCAATAAAAGCAACCGATTTGCCCTCAGCAATAATGGAACAGGCAGCTCCGTTTTGCTCAACATGGCAAGAGACATCATTGCTACCGGCATATTCTGCATTTGCAAAGCGGACTTTCGCCACATCAAGTCCTTTGTCAGCCAACGCCTTTGCGAATAACTGCGCCTTTTGGTTCAGGGTGGTCTTGTATTTGCGAATATCTTCCTCAGCCTGTTTAAGTCCGGCATCGCTCAACCTCACTTTAATTTTCACTTGCAGCCACCTCTTTCAACGCATACAACGTGTCCGTGATATGCTCTGCAACTTTGACCACAGTGTAATTGAAGGGCTTTGAAACGTCTGTCTGAAACCAGACGTGCGTGCCTTCATAAAGCGGTGTGTTGCGCTTTTTGCTGGACGAACTGACAACGTAGCTGTAATCCGTGAACGCTCCAAAAGGGTTTGCTTCCGCAGAACCAGTAGGCGGGCTGACGTTCAACATCAGCTTTGCGGGGTCGCTCCACGATTCGTATGCGGATTCGCCGGTCTCGTTTCCCCATTCGTCCACAACAGGCTTTTTTTCACCAACCGGGTTTGAATACCACAGCGGGCGCTTATCCAGTGGGCTTCCATTGAACATCAGCCGATAACACCTACTCTCGGAACCACTTCATTTAGCAGGGACTGTGCCACATCGGAGCTTTCCCACACACGGGTAATGCCGTTGTTGGTATAACTCGTCTGTCCGTTTGCGCCGATGTGGTTGTACAGTTCCGCTGCAATGCGTATCTGCAACGACTGATACTGCAAGGGCAACTCGTCCGGTCTGTTGCCGAAAGGGTAGCCCTGTGCAAATATCTTGTCTTTGGCAAAATCAAGCAGCAGGTCGAAGAGTGGGTAGTCCTCGTCCGTGATTTCACGGTCAAGTGCAGGGGCGATGTACTGCCCCAGCTTGACTGCCGCTTCGGAATACTGGTCTCCCATGCTACTTTCCTCCTTTCGCCTTAGTAAGCCTTGATGCAGTACACAGCGTCCATGCGCTCAAAGGACGGCAGGACGATTTCGGAGACGTAGATGTTGGTGTTGACGGGATGCACGGTCTGTTCGGTGGTAACAGCAACGCCAGTGTTCACAACGGAAACCTGTGCGTTGGAGATGCCAGCCATCAGGTCGGCTTCCTCAGGGGTGGCAACATAGTACATATTGCCCAGAGAGCCAGAAGGAGCCAGCACGACATAGCCATCAGGCAGATACTTTTCGGCAGCAGCGGTCTCCTCCGGCTTGTACATCTTGTCGTACAGATGGATACGAATACCGGATGCACTTTCGACAACGGAACGTGCTTCGGAATCAACCAGCACAGCGGTGGTGGTCTTCATAACCGTCAGGAACCGGTTCTTGATTTCATCCGCAGCAATCATCTTGTGGAAAGTGTTGGTGTTCATGTAGGCATCGGTGATAATCTCACCAGTGTTTGCCAGCACGGTGTTTGCGGCAGTGGTCATCGTGGCGATGGGGGTTGCAGTAGTAGGAGCATCCCACTTCTCCTTGGTAGCCAGAGCCTTGTAATTGGACTGCTGCCAAGTGCCGTCAGGGTCGTAATCGTAGACGTAACTCACGCCGTTGGATTCGATGGAGATGCCGGGCTTGCCAGTCTTAGGAGCCAGAAGCTGCCACACCATTCGCTCAGGCACAATGCGAGCCCCGGTAATAAGCTGTGCGGTATCATCGTAGACACGATTAATAACGTCTGCCGCAAACTCCTGATTGGTAGCCAAAACAGAGATAATCTTGCGGCGGTCTTCCTCGTCAATGTGAGTGCCCTCACGGAAGAACGGCATATTGGTCTCAGTCATCTTGATGCCCTGACGAGTACGGAACGTAGCCTTAGCGTCGAACACGCTAGGCTTCAGCGAAACGCCAACGCCCTTGTGACCACGCAGCCACTTCAGTTCCATGCTGACCTTCTTGCGAGCGGGGAACAGAGCATCAGAAGCATAGGGCTGCGCATTGGTCGGGTCATTCGTCCAGTAGGCGGCAATCGCAGCAGGGGAGAAGATTTCATTCAGATTCAGTGCCATAATTTAGTCCTCCTTACTCGCTCTTTGCGCCAACATCGGTACGGCAGAAAACGGCGGGAACAGCCTTTTTCAGAGCGGCAATATCGTTTGCAGAATAGGTAAAGCCAGACAGCTTTGCCTTGTCCACATCAATAACGCCCTGAATCAGCAGTGCGCCATTGGGATTGACGGCAGGGTCAACGGTGTGCAGCAGAATGCCAATGGCATCGGTAGCCGCATCGATAGCGCTGGTACCAGTAGTGGCAGCAGCTTTCAGGCCAGTCTTTGCCATAGGATAGCCAGCCGGAACAGCGTTGGTCTCCTTGACGGTAAAGGGAATTGCAACGTAGGTATCAGCAGCCAGAATAGTGCTTTCAGGAGCCGATACCGGAGTATTGGTGTACTTCATGTTTTCCTCCTTAATGGAAAGCGGTCATTGCGTCGCTCGATGCCTTGTTTGCGTCTGCACGCTCTTTTGCAAAGCGTTTAGCAAAGGAAACACCTGCGCTATCTGCGCCGTCACCATTGCCATCCGCACCCGGAGGTGTGGGCATATCCTTCAGCAGAGAAGCCTTGTATGCGGTGTCATGGGCGGTCATAAACTCCGACTGGAACTTAAACACCTTGTCCATGTCACCGTCAGCCAGCGCAGACGCAGCCTTGCCAGCCAGTTCAGCGTCATAACCCTGTGCAACGAACTTCTCACGGTAAGATGCAAGGGTCTTTTCCTTGACGAGGTTCTCCTTGTCAGCAGTAAGGGCTTCAATTTGCTTCTGCATCTCTGCCAGCTTGTCAGCCTGTTCCTGTGCAGCATTCTCGTCATCGGTGCGCTTTGCCTTGAGCTGCTTCTTATACTCGGCAGCTTCGCTATTGGCTTTCGTCACGGCGTTACGTAGCTTCTCGACCTCTGCGTTAGGGTCTGCAACCTTTTCAAGCGCAGAAATGATTTCATCAGCGGTCATGCCCTCTTTGTAGGCATCACCAAGCAACACATTGAGTTTCATATCGTTAATTTCCTCCTGCGTTTTTTTACCGTTGCTTCCCTGCAACGCTGCGAAATTTGTATCCCGGCTTCCCTGCCGGAATATATCAGCCCGCTAATGCGGATTGATTCTGAATTATGCTTTATGAAGGTCGTACTTGATGCAAATCTCTTTGATTTTGGAACAATCGTATCCAAGCCCCATAAATCCAGAAATAAGGCTTGCGGGTATCTTGCCGGAAGAAAGTTCAACGAGAATCCACTCAGTAGCTTCCCGTTCACTTTTTAAGTTTTCGGAATCTGTAATCAATGCTTCTTCCGAAAACAGTTTGTGCAAAATATCAGTTGAGCCAGCGTTCGATTCTTCGTTTTCGGAAAGCTTCCCGTGCAAACAAACATATTCTTCGATAGCAACGATAGCTTCTTCTTTAATTTCCGCAGAAAACCATTCGTGACCAATAGAAAATTCGGAAAAAGCACTATGCAATTTACTTTCAATCTCAAAAGCGTTTGAAATTGGCTCGCTTGCATACACAAGTGAAATATCAGGGCATCCAATTCTCAAAGAATTAAGCCTTTTAACAGGATTTTCGGAAACTCCAATCTTTACCTTGCTTCCAGACTGCATCAAGTAAACGCTTTTGTTTTTCATGCCATACCTGCATCTTTCTCTTTCTTAGTATCGTCAGCCTGTTTATCAGCCATTTTTCCGGTGTCGGTAGCATCCTGTTTAGGCTGTTCCTGCGGTTTCGGTGCTTTCCCATCCTCGCCCAGCTTGCCAGCGGCAATCAGGAAGGGCTTGCTCATCTCATAAGCAGCCTGCGGGTCGGGGAACAGACCGGGCGTAGTGAATGCCAACTGCGGGTCAATCGGCTGCTGAATCATCTGTGCGAAAATCTGAACCTTGCTCTGCTGGTTATCATACTGACGGCGCGGCAGTTTGATGTTGATGTCACTCGCCATCAGCTTAGAGCCAGCCGTGTCACGCAAGATTTTCAGCATCACAGACAAGCTCTGGCGTTCAGCGTACTTGAACATATTCTCGTACTGCTGTGCCCTTGCTTCTGTGTGATTCCAACCGTTTCGGACGATAACTGCGCCCACGTTGTCAGACGTTGCATTCTCGCTGCCAGTGGCACTAGGCATAGCAGTCAGACTGCGGTACACGTTCAACATGGAATCAAGCAAGGTCTGGCTCTGCTGCTGGTCAAGCTCGTTTGCAATCTGAGAAACAGAAGCGGGCAGACCAGCGGTGGATTTCAGGCACATTGCACCAAGTTCCTTCACTTGGTCAAGCGCATCCTTGTCCACAAGGCAGTTGGTAAACACCATGATGGACTGGATGAACTGCGCTACGCCGTCCAGACGGTTGCTTTCAAGGTCGTTGATGGCATCCAACACAGGGATAGCCGGTTCAAACAAACCCATCCGCTCCGGGTTCAGCTTGTATTCGACCATCGGCAACATTCCGAGAGAATGGTTCTCAGACTTTGTGACTTTGCCGTTGTCGATTTCAAAGTACTGGTTTGGCGTATACACGCAAATCAGGTCGTTTAGGTCATTCTGATAATTGCGTGGGATGTGCAACACGTTGGCGATGGGCTTGTGCCCGATGCCGGAGTTGTAAATCACATACGCCATATCCGGGTCTAGAACATCCACCAAAAGGGGCGTTTCGTCCGGGTAGTTGCCGTTGTATCCCTTGTCAGGAAGAACAACGCGGTATCCCTGTCCGCACTCCAACATCCACTGCCAGAGCCGCCGATCAAGCGAATCCTTGCCCTCATACTGCAAGGCGTTGGACAGGCGGGCGATTTCCTCACCGTCACCAGTTGCCGTTTCAGACCGCACATAAGAGCAAGGAGTGCCGCTCATGTAGCCGGTGTAGAAGCCTACGCACTCGTTGGCGTGGTTCTCTACAATGCGGTTGGTGATTTCAGCGTGGTACTCTTTAGTGCGATGGAGGACAGGCTGACTGCCCAAGTAGTAGTTGTGCAAAAAGCGAATCTCGTTCTTGTTCAGCAGATGAATAGGCTCTGCCTTGCCCGTGACCACTTTCAGCACGTTTGTCCGATTGATTTCCGTCTCCGGCGTTTCAATCGGTCTACGTCCGGTCAGCGGCTTATTCAAGAAGCCGTCAACAACTATCTGATACTCAGCCATGCGATCCTCCTTTCCGGCAAAATAAAAAGCGCAGCAAGACAAACCTGTTAAGGTCTATCTCACTGCGCTTACAACTGCGCTTCAAAAGCTATTTAGTTCTTAAACTTTGGTACGGAGACCCATGTATCTTTTGGAAGGTTGGAATCTCCAATTGTAATCCAATGGCAAAGAGGACACAGAAGGGAGAACTTGCCTTCCACTTCGCCAAGATAACGTCCGCAATCACACGGATTACCGTTTGCGTCTTTTCGAGGACGCTTGCATCTGACTTTTGCTACCATCTGTGCTCCTTTCGTTGAATTTCTGGAAACAGGCTGTTGAGCACAGACCTGTCAGAAGCTACTGGGAAACTGTTCGCACTTCCAGCCGTGCTATTCTTCGCCCGAAGAAAACCATTGCAGCCTTTACATTCAGTTTGACGGACAGTCAACGGGTCAGCTGCAATTTTGGTGCTACATACTGGATTTGAACCAATGTATGTCCGGTTATGAGCCGGATGCTCTAGCCTGACTGAGCTAATGCAACATAGAACCCGGCTTGATTGGTTAACCGCTGCTCTTTGCAATGTCATGCCTAAACATCACATTGAGAGCCGGGAATAGCGGTGGAGGTTTTGGAGAATAAGTCCCATGCAAAGCTAGGTGGTTGGTTGTGCTGCGTAACGGAATCGAACTGTTGCTTGCCAGCCGTGGGGGAGACAGGCTGGCATTCCCCTAACAATTGGAAACGCAACATATAAAGTCCGGCGAAGGCGAAAGAGTAAGAAAACCTTCGCCGGTGAAAGGAGGAATATGCTTGTTGACACGCACGCGAGTAAAATGACAAAACCCCGCGTGCAAGCTATTCCTTTAAGGGAAGCTGCAAAACTTCCTGTGTACATTATAAGCCCTGTCAAGTAGTGAAATCAAATAAATAGACCCAGTGAACACAATATATTGTGTTTTTAATCAAAAAGGCCTCTTGACAGGCTCAATTTTGCTGATTCCGTTATACAATTCATCGGCAAGCTGTGCCAGACTGTCCGGTGCATCATCGTGCGGAACTTTGCCAAGCTGCGTGAACATCGTCACCTGTTCCATGAACGCCTTGTACTCTTTCGACTGGTGCTTTTCATCAAGGAAATAGAACCGTTTGATGTCCGGCGCATACTGGATGATTCTTGACAGTTTGCTTTGACCACTGGGCGCACGTTGGCTACGAACAGAGCAGTGATAGCCTTGCTGCCGGAGCTGGCCATCTACCACGTCACAGTATTCGTCACCGCCGTTGTTAGCTTCGCCACGCACCACATTGATTTTGTGCTGGATGATTTTACCCACGACTTCCGGTCTGGTCACGGTCTTATCACCGTTATTGAACACAAGATCAGGGATGAACACAGCATCTCCATACACATAAGCGATAGGGCAAGCGGTGAAGTCGCCGCCGCCCCATGCAATATCCATGACCATGAGCTTGCGATCAGGCTCTCCATCAGGCAGAACACCGTTGAAATACCGCAGTTCATCGGCAGGGAACAGCAAACCTTCACGCACATAGGGCTTGCCCATGTACTTTGCCCACCATGTTGCATCATCAATGCTGGCTTTCATATCGGCATAGTAGGCATCGTCAAAGCCAACGCCATAGTCATAATTGAAATTGCTGTGTCCGTTCTCGTCCACCGCAGGAATCACCCGGAATCTATACTTTGGGTTGTCTGCGTACTGGTTCTGGATGCGTCCCAGAGGGTCAAGCACGTTCCAGCGTGTGCCAACCATCAGCTCTAATGCGCCTTGCTTTTTACGGTCTTTCAACTGGTTCAAGTAGGCATCGTACTTGTTGTTCAGACGCTCAACGTTCAGGCTTTCCTCCAAGTCCTCAATCAAGTCATCGCTGTACAGAACGCCGCCCTCGCCGATTTCAACAGCACCAGTCAGCGTGCCGCCGATGGAGCGACAAGTTAGGGTGGGGAAGCGCTTCTTTCGGTTCAGGTCAACGCTTTCGTCCTTTGCGCTTTTGTCCACAAGCTGAACGTCAGGAAAGATTTTGCCCCAGTTGTAGGTCACAGGGTCGGTGATGATGGACAGCACTTCACCATAGAAGCCGTTTGTCAGCTTGTCGGAATGTCCGCTCATAACCGATGCAACGTCAGGGCGGTTGCCCATCAGCCATGTGATGAAAAATATACAGAGCGTACTTTTTCCAGTTCTCGGGGGCTGACTGACCCCAAGAAATTCTACACGATGGAAAAATAAGTCCTCTAGGTCACGAACCAGCGTCAAAAGCACCTTTCTTCGTGGCTGATAGAACTTCTTCTCCGGTGCGCGGTTCCATTCAAGGTAGATGCAATAGCTATCAAACACGTCTTTTGCTTCAAACAGGTACGTCCGGCTGATAATGTCATAGACCTTCGCCACGTCCTCGCCTGTTTTCATCTTGCCCATCATGGCTGCACAGACGGAACGCAGCTCGCCAGAGTATTTGTAGGCATCAAACCGCTTGTCTTGCGAAAGGGCATCTCTCAGGTTCACCACCGCCTGAAACCAGTCCTCATAGACTTGCGCTTCGGTCGGATTCTGCTTTGCATACATTTTGATGCTGTCGATGATGGCGATACACTGCTTTGGCTGCATAAAAAAATAGGCACCCCCCTACCTGAAAATGTAAAGAGTGCCTACAACTGCACAAAAATCAAATATTCGGTTTTATAATGCGATTTCAGAAATTTTATTTCTCAAAATCAATTAAAAGAACTGCCCGACCGTTTCTAACCCTTTTTCTACCTTCTTCATTATGCTGTTTTCGGAGAGATACTCCATGCCTTTCAAGGTAATCTGCGGGTGAATCGGCTCTACAATATGCGGGAACTTGTTCGTCAAGTCTTGCGTGTAGACCAAACCGCGAATGAAACCGTTCATTTGCAGTTCAATCATAATCTGCTCCCAGTCAGAGACCTTCATCTTCATTGCTTTTGCAGAGATAAGCTCATAGTCAAATTCTTCATCGCCCTTGTGCTTATCCAGCAGTTTGAGAATCTTGTAAATGGCATTAAAGTTGTCCATGAGCTACTCCTTTCACTGGTTATATAAAGTAGGCTTCGGTTCTTCATCCCCAAGCATTAACTTGTAACGAAGATACTTTTCAATGATACTGTGTCTTTCTGCCAATGTGCCGTAAATAAAAATGAGAGCATCTTTAGCAGCATCGTATTCATTCGGAAAAACGACAAGTTCCTCGTTCGCAAAAGTTACGGTGCAGTTTTCCGAATGACAGGCTTCCAAAAACCTCTTAATTTCAAGGAATCCACCAAAGTCAAGCATAGACCGCAGTGTGATGCTACCATTCTTAACAATCAGTTCTTCTCCCTGCATATTATCCAGCCTTTCTCTGTTCAGCAATCCGATACCATGTCTGGCGGGTCACGCCAAGCTGCTTAGCAGCATCCGTGACCGTGAGAATACGCTTCTCCACCTGCTCATGAAGAACGTCAAAAAGGTTGCGGTCATACTCGGTGGGTTTGCGGCCTTCCCTGTAATCGGGGCGTTGGCTGGCAATCTTCTTGCCCTCTCTGGTGCGTTCAACAATCATGTCGCGCTCAAACTGGGCAAACACAAGGAACATACCTCTCATAGCCCTACTAGCAGGGGTGTTGTCCATTACACCAAGATTCAGCACGTTCACTCTGATTCCTTTTTCAATCCAAGAATCAATCAGTTCATACCCACCAACAAGGCTTCTGGCAACACGATCTAGCTTTGTCACAACGATTGTATCGCCGCTCTGGACTTCCGATTCCAGCTTGTCCAGTTCCTTGCGTTCCATTTTAGTGCCGGTATATACCTCTTTGAAAATCTTGGTTGCGCCAGCAGCCTTGAGGGCTTCTTCCTGCGATTCAAGGCTGTTGCCGTCAATCGCCTGACCAGCGGAACTGACACGAGCGTAACCGTAAATCATTCGGGTTCACCGTCCTTTTCAAAGCGTGGATTTTTCCTTAAGTTCTTTTGCTTTTCGAACAAAATAATCGTTCTTGAATTCTTCCAGCCCATCATCAACCAAGTAGCAGCCGTCTTTTACAGGTTCATCACTTTTCGGCTCGATTACAACACGATAACCAAGCAACCAGCAAAATTTCACGAGAGTTTTAACCGAAAGGCCATTTCCCCTCAATCTTTCAGTCACGCAAGAAGGACGTTCCTGCCCAAGTTCGTTCGCCCACCAAGCCCAAGTCTTGTGCGGGTTTCCGGATCTAGCGTAATCTATCAACTCTTTGACAATTTTATTGCTTTGCATACAGGCATCCTCTCTTTCTTGATGCCATTGTAACACTTTTTAATGTAACTGTCAACACTTTTTAGTGTAAGCCAAATTAGCTCTATGCTTATATAATATATAAATATACTCTAGTATGTATTTATACATACTAGAGTAGTATAAGGGCGTTTACTTAGTTAATCACAATCAGGTAGAAAATTTTCTATAATAAGGAGTAATTTTGTCAAACTTCATTTCCGTAAAACTTTTGGTCTTGACAAGCATATTTTCACGCTTTATACTTGTTTCAGCGAAAGCGAGGTGATAAGCTTGGCAAGACGAGCAGAAACCTCGGAACGTGATAAGCTGCGCATGATAAGCACCCGACTCACAGAGAGCCAGATCGCAAGCATGGAGAGCAGCGCAAAAGCATTGGGTATCTCAAAGGTCGATGTTATCCGCATGGGTATCGAGTGGGTAGCATCTTATGTTGAGATTATCAAGGCATAAAAAATAAGCTACCAGCGCCACCGTCCAAAGTTACGCTGATAGCTTATCCACATCACGAAACGAGAACCTGCAACCACCAAGGGGGCAGTCTCCCTTTTCGGAATCTATTATACCAAAAAGGGCTGCTCTCCGCAAGAGTTAGGAGCAAAAAACATGAACTTTCCCACGACAACCGAAGAATTTCTGAAAACCCTCGCCCACGGCAAAGAGCCGACCAGCGAGGACAGGGAGTACGCCGAAGCACTGGGTAAGCTGTCCGAACTGAACTACCGGGCAGGGTACGAAGCGGGAGCAGCCAAAAAGGATAGCTAAGTTTTGTGCAAAATGTAGAAAACGGGAAGATAGTACAGATAGCAGTACTACGGATAGTGTTTCATACCTTGACTTAGCACAAAACATAGTTATACTAATATCACCAACAATCGAAAGGGGGTGGGCTAATATGAGCAATCCTTATGCTGAGAGATACAATCGCACATTAACTATCAGCTTGACGGAACGCCAGTTCAATCACTTGCAAGACTACTGCATCAAGAACATGGTTTCCTTGTCTTCTGCGCTGCGAGAATCGTTCTTCTTGCTTCATCCGATGCTTAATGAAAAGAAATGATACGCTCGCTAAAGTTACCAGCCACAGCGAACGTATCATCAAAACCACTGGAACAAGCTGTTCCAGCCTTATTATAGCAGGAATTGGCTTGTTCCGCAAGAACCATAGGAGTTTTTATGGAACAAAAAGTTAAATATGCTATCAATCTTATTAACGAAAACGGGCAGGTTGTCGTGTCCAGCCGCGAAGTAGCGAAAAACTTTGAAAAAGAGCACAAGCACGTTCTTCGCGACATCGAAAACCTGATTGGAGGAGAGCCCAAAATTGGACTGTCCTCTATGTTCTTCAAATCGGAGTACCTTTCAGTTCAAAACAAAGTGCTACCTGAGTATCTGATGAATCGCGATGGATTTACGCTCCTTGCTATGGGATTCACCGGCAAGGAAGCCCTTGAATGGAAACTCAAGTATATTGATGCTTTCAATCAGATGGAGCAGAAGCTTACCAACCCAGAGCCTGAATCCACGGAAATGCTGTTGAGCCGCGCTCTGATTGCTGCAAACAGTGTTATAGACACGGAGCGCAAGAAGTTAAAGGCTCTTGAAGCGGAAAATGCAAAGATGAAGCCCGATTCTGACTACGCAAAGGCGATGCTTCTCTCTGACGAAAGCCTGACCACCACGCAGATCGCCATGAACTACGGCCTGACAGCTCGAAAGCTGAACAAGATTCTTGAGAAAATGGGCATCCAGCACGTTGTGAATAAACAGTGGATTCCTTACAAGAAGTATCTTGGCAACGGATACGTTGTCGGGCATCCGATCGAGCTTCCGAACGGCAAGACGAAAGAGGTCACCCGCTGGACGAGAGCCGGTCAGAAGTTCATTTACAGCAAGCTCAAAGAAGCGGGCTATCTGCCTGTTGGAGAGCAAATCAGAATGGAGACGTGCTGATGGACTACTCGGAAGAAATGTTTCGGCTACAAGCTGAGAATGAAGAGCACAAAGCCGTTTTAGAAAAAAGCCATGAAATCCTTAATCAGGCATTAGAAATCATCATGCCAGAGGATAAGCGGTCAAGAGAAGTTGTAAGCGTAGCGTTGGCAACGTCCGTACAACATTTTTGCGAGGACAGCTATTCAATTGGATACAATGATTGTTTGCTCGACATTCTCAGGGAAAAGGAAGAAGTCAGCGCTCCCATCATGTTTCCAACACTTAAATCGTAAATAGCCTATAAGAAAAGCCAGTGGTTAGAGAGTATCTAGCCGCTGGCTTTTTGTGTTATGCGATTATTCCTCTACAAGGTCTGCGATGGCTCCTATTGCTCCTATAAAGCTCATTTTGTATTTTTCCATTTATTTAACTGGCGTTAATAGAATTTCCGTGCTAATCGAAAGCTCAATATGATAACCGTCTTTAATGGTAACATTCTGCTTTTCGCCAGCTTTTTCAAATTTCAGTACATCGCTCACATCGTCAGAATTTGCATCAGACACAACAAATACTGTCGCTTCTTTGTTTTGATTCTCAACTTGGTATGTGCCAGCCGGAACCATGTACCAGATATATTTATAGCCGCTCTTGTTTGTTTCTTCTTTTCCATAATCGCCAAGAACTTCATCAACTAAAACAATAGAGCCGTTCTCTTTTACGGATTCTTCCGAAGTAACAGACGGATTTTCAGATTCTGTCTTTACAGATGACGCAACGGATGATGTTGGTTTTTCGCTTTCAGAGCTAGCCGCAGTATCTGTTTTGTCACGAGGGCTTACAAAATCCATAATAAAAGCCAATACGAACATTACCATAAGGATTTTGAACCACAGCCGCTTATAAGCTGGCTTTGGAGGTGTATTCTCTCCACCGCACTGCGGACAGGTTTTAGCGGTAATGGCTATCCTTGCGCCACAGTGTTTGCACTTTACGAGTTTTGCCATTTTACAATGCCCCTTTCTTACGGTCAAGTATAACACAGATTAGACCGGGAGAGGGGCCTTTTTGTATTTTTCGGAATTTTTGGAGACTTGCACAATCGGATGGGTGTCGTTTTGTGAATGTGGGGTGGGTGTTGGCAACGTGAACCCCGAAAAACGCCTTTTTTATTCTGGTCGGAGGAGACGGGACTCACCACCCCCCCACCCTGGCCTCCGGCCCCATTCCCCCCAGGTGGAGACCCTAGCCCCAGCGCACCCGGACAGACTGCACATCACAGGTAGCAGGGCAGGCCGTGCCAGAAGCAAGGCAGACCATGCAAGGCAAGGCGCGCACGCTGCACCGGGTAGATCGTACCAGCGGCGGACGCTGGAGGCTGCGCACCAGTGTCCGAAACCTTGCAGATTTGGACGCACAGACAGCACAGCAAAACAAGCCTAAAAATCATCACTTTTTCGTGTGTGTTTGTTGCCTGCGCAACTTTACAAATACACAAAAAAGTGTTATTATAATGTCAGCAAAAACATACACAAAAAAGTGTAAATCACACATCACGAAACACCAAAACAGGAGGACAAAAACCATGAAAAACACAAATAACATTCTTTACCTTGAGTGCCGCGGCTGCTACTTTTTTGCAAATGACTCTATCAACAATCTGTCCGACGTTGGTAACTACCGAGTAGGAGCATATAAGCATCGGATTGCAGCAAAAGACGGGCGTTCTTATATTCTGGAGTTTGGTAGCTATAACAGAAAAGAAATGCTGTATACATCACCGAAAACCGGAAAGCCCTTGAAGCGCCCCAAATATGAAGTAGTAAAAAATGCACTGCACATTAACACAGAGTTTGAAACGCAAGAAAACGGCTATAAAGCATCATGGAGAAATTGCAAGCTTGAAAAAGAAATGCACGACAAAAAAACATATCTTTTCACAAAAGCCGATATCCTGAAAGCCGTAAACGATATTAGCATAAAGCAATATGCCAAAATTGTACTGCTGTCAGATGAAAGCACTGCCGACAGCCTGCCAGCAATTTATAAACTTGGCGGATACCGTGAAAAAAGCATTCTTGACAGACTTGTTGAAGTAAAAACAAAGCAATACACAAAAGAATATCATGTATATACCTTTATCGCTGAAAACGGCGACACGTTCGACTATGAAGCACTTAGCAAAAAAATAGTGGGATAAATGGAGGTTATGAAAAATGATCACTTTGGATTTTACCCAGTGGGCAGCCCTCTTGTATGTGGGCGGCATGATTTCCGGCTTTCTTCTCTGCCTTGTCTGGCTCAACAATCGGGCGGAGGAGTAAGGAGGTAAGACAATGACAAAAGCATTTCGTGCAAAGCTGCTTAAAGCTGGCGCATTAGATACTGTAAAATATCGGTATACTGTATGTCACGGCCACGCCTACGACGTTATCAAGCGAATTAAAAAAAACTGAAATCCGTTCTTGGAACGCCGAAAATGATGAATATTGGGAATCTGTAGAATACATTTGCTATTAAATGAGGTATAAAAATGACTGATTTTGAACAGAAAGTGAACGAATACAGGGAGAATAAACGCTTGATGGAAGAACTTGAATCCATCAACGATGCAATCAAGGCCGATATAATTGCAATGATGCACGGCGCGCCGGAGATGGTGCAAGGCACTGCAAAGGCCATTTACAAAGATGTTTCTTCTGTCCGGCTCGATAGCAAGCTACTCAAAACGCTACACCCGGACGTATACGCAGAGTGTAGCAGCAAAACCAGTTACAAGCGTTTTAGCGTGGTATGAGGGGGTGCGACACATGATACTTTCCTGCGTCTTGTTTTTCTTCTGGTTTTTCTCAGCACTTTTTAAGGCCAGCAAATAAGCCGCCCGGACACTTTAGCGGGGCTGCACCGTAAAGCGACCCCGCCCCAGCCCAAAAGGGCAAAAATATTTCTTGCAAGTCCATCTAATGGGGCTTGCAGTGTGGCATAATCTAATCACAGTTAAGGCCGTGTAACGGCAGGAGGCATATTATGAGCAGCACCATTAACAGCATTAAATCATCTATCAACAAACAGTTGGATTTGCACAGCCAGCGCGTATATAAGGCACTGCAAGACAAGAGCAAGCACGCAGACGGCTCATATATGTATCAATATGAGCAACATGTTATGGACGGCTTACAAATTGCGCTTAACATAATTAATATGTATACAGAGTAATAATACAACACTTCCACCCCGCCCACGTGGCGGGGCTTTTTTTTCAGGGATTTACAGAGGCTTTTCCTGCGATTGCACTCGTTCAACCGCCCACGATAACAGACCGACACAAGCGGCTATAATACCGCCTGTGCCACGCTGGAGCGTATCACAGCGCCCGGACGACCTCCAGCGCGTGCCAGATACCACCGCCACGCCGGACGCTGTTCAGCTCAGCACAGCCGCCCTATTATAATAAGGTATATAAGGGTGCGCCGCCTGTACAGGGTCAGCCCGGCGGCGTCTCGATACTCCACACGCCCGGCGGCTTGCAATCTGGCACACTCCACCCGGCGGGGCAGTCCAGCAGCTGGGGCGCGGCAAGCGGCGCGGAACCATTGACGGCTACCGCCGTATCTCTTTTCGGGCTTTCGCCCGATAGCCAATAGAGGTCAGCAATAGTCGCAGCGTTCCGGCTGGAATAGTCGTAGCCAATAGTCGTAGTTTCTCCCGACAAATAGTCGTGAAACAGTCGTAAAGTCATCAGACAACTAGCTTTTGAAAGTCCTATATATCGTATAGTAACGAGCAGTCCGCTGATAGTCGTACAGTAATAGTCGTAGCGTTTTCTTGCGAGCCTTCGTCAAATATCCGTGTATTTTTTGTGTGAAATAGTCGTTTACCTTTTAGAAAAAGAAAGGTGCGATAGTCGCTAAGTCATCCGACCTCCCCAAAAATCAATATGTGTCTCGACACCTGTCAATTTTAATTCTCATCGCATTACCTCAAAATCTTTAACAATCGTACTTATTATAATAGTCGCAGACAATTGCTCAATCTTTTTAACTATTATTTCGCTGGAATAGTCGTATCATCCGATTCGGCTCGTTCTTCTCAGGTTTAATTACCGACAACTGCAATCATATCATACCAGCCAACTAGGATTATCCATTCGGCAAATGCCTCAATACTTTTAACTATCAAATAAGACTATGCGGCTGGTCAGACGCTTTCAATCTGCAATCAACCGCTCATACAGTTATGCAACATTTCTACATATTCAACCAACTGCAAAATGAAGTCAATTCTCCATGTGAAATAGTCGTAAACCATTCACCAGTCCGAACCTCACGCAAGCTCCCGCCTACTGTCTGCTTTGCTGGCTAACGGTATAGCTTTGGAGATAGAGGGTTGCAGGGAGAAAGAACCAGTTTGCAATTTCGCATAACTGTTATTTATTCATTTTTGAACTATCGTGGCACACCCGGCTCCGTCAACGCGCGCGCTCGCGCATATAACGCCCGCGGACGCGCTAAACACACGGGGAGGGAAAGGGGGAGCACGGAAGATGATAGGGGGATTATAGGGGGTAATAGGGGTTGTAGGGGGAAGAGGGGGACAAAAGGGGGAAAGAGGAAACAAGGGGGAAAGGGGACAAAAATTTGAAAGCCGTTTCCGAAAGTGATAGTCGAAGCGTTTTTTCGTCTCACAAATCTTGCTTTTGTCTCAACCATCCATGCGATTTGACAAATAGCCGCTGCATCCGCTTATCTGTCTGCTATCATCGTGGGAAAGGCGTATAGGAGCCTGTCTGCCGCGTTTTTCTGATTGACCCGATAACTTCACGTCTGACCCTAAAAAGCCGTTTTCCACGCTTCTGCATCGGTCTAACCGCATGGCCTAGTTTGAGATATACCGTTAGCATCAACTGAGAGCCGCCTACGAGCGTCTGTGGCGCGTTTTCGTGATGAAGTCGATAAAGTTACCGTCCAGCACATAAAACGCCTTAAAACAGGCTTTCTCTCGGTGTTTAAGCGAAACAAGAAAAAGCCATCCTGTCATAAGTTGACAGAACAGCTCTTGGCGGTTCGTTGTATTGCGCTCATTCTTCAACCAGAGTGATTTTCGGAAGCTGGTCAACAGGTGTTCTCATAACCCACTGAAATGTCTCCCAAAGCCCATCATACGTCTGGAAAATGTTTACATGGCGTCTTTCATCGCCCCGATGAACCCCGATAAAAAGTCTTACGGCAAAATCAGCTTCATTGCGTTGCAGGCCAATGGACATTAACAGTTTTTTGTATCGATTCTGCGTCATCTTTTCGTTTTCCTTTCAGTCCATCCAAGTATACTCTTGGAACCGTTGAATCTGCTTGTTAAACGTAATGGGAAGGTCGCCTATCTCGCCTTCCTTGTTCTTGCTTAGCCGGAACAGGTACTTGTCGGGGTTATCGCCGGACAGAAGAATGATTGCATCTGCGTCCTGTTCAATCTGTCCGCTCTCTCGCAAGTCGGAGTTAGTAGGCGTTGCTCCGGGCTTAGATGGGTTTCGATTAAGCTGTGCCAGAGCTACCACGACAATGCCTGTGGTCTGTGCCAACTCGTGTAAGGCAATGGATATGGCTGTAATGGCGGCATATCTGTCCTTTGCGCCTGTTTCGTGAATGAGTTGAAGATAGTCTACGAAGATGACTTGAGCCTTTTTACGGAGAGCCTGAGCCTTCATCCACGCCACGTTCTTTCCGGCAGCGGAGCGGATATATAATGGCATCTTCATGTTCTTTGCCTGTCCGTCAATCTCATTCAAGCTGACCGCCTTATTTTTCACCGTCTCCAGAGGGCAGTATATTTGATTAGCCATCAGACGTGCGCCCAGCTTGCGTTTGCTGGTTTCTAAGCTGAAATAGTATACGGTGTAGTTCTGCTTTGCCATGCTTGCTGCTATTTGCAGGGACAGGGCTGTCTTGCCCGCAGACGGTCTGCCGCCGATGATGATGAAATCACCCGGTGAGATGTGCAGCGCTTCATCCAGACGCTCTAGGCCTGTCTTGATGTACACAGGCTTCTCGTTCATGTGAAGCACATAGTCGTTCAGTACATCCTCGTATGTCCACGCATCTTCTTCCTCAGCTTTCAGGCTCATTGCTTCGCCCATCTGCTGGTAGATGTCTGATAGATCAGAATAGTCGGTAAGCTCACTGGTCATCTGAAACGCCAGACCTTGCACACGAGTGAGCGCAGCCTGTTCTCTGATAAGCTGTGCCCAACGCTGCATCTGCTCCCTGTCAATTCGTACACACTCCGATTCACAGGTTTGTACACACGCCAAGAGCGTCTGCGCTACGTCTGGATGCTGCGTGTTTATCTCGACTATATCTATCTTACCCCTAGCAGTCCAATAGCCCTGAACAGCCGCAAAAGCGTCTCTCAGCTCAGGTCTGAACAAGTCAAGCTCAAGGTCTGGTATGATTTCATCCACAACGCCCGGCTTGCAGAGCATCAGCGCACCGATAAATACCGTTTGAACGTCCATTGTCATAGTCTAGGAAACTCCATCTCCGTACTTTGCTCGTACTGGTCATCCTGTTTCAATGCGTAAATGTCCTGCCATCCGGCATAGATGCTCTGGTCGAGAATGGCTTTCCAGTCATGCCGATCAAACTTTTCCAGCTTGTTGCAGAGCATCTGTTTTGCCCGGTCTGTCATAGGCTTCTTGATTCTTGTACGCATCTGTGCGAACTCTCGCAGGGATTCCAACAAGGCTTTATCGCCATGAGCAAAGCCGGAGAAGATGTCAGGTTTCTTCTTGACTGCACTCTCCGGCAGGTCCTTGACGTTCGTCTGACTGTCAGTTGATATAGTGAGTTCATCGTCATCTGACTTTGAACTCATAGATGAGCTGACTTTCATCTCATTTATGACATGAGGATGAGATGACTTTCGTGTAGACCATCCTTTTGACGCAATATCGCTTCTTTTACATTCTTCATCGAGCAGATGCTTAATCAAAATGAAACAAGATTCTGCTTTTTTTGAATTCAAAGTTGCGTCTTTTCCTTCAAAAACGTATGCGCAGATTGCATCGTAGAGTTCTAACTTCTCTTTACTTTTGAGCGTGGAGATGGCTTCAAAGTAATATCGTTGGAACGTAAAGCTGTCTCGTTTTTTGCCCATACTCAGTCCTCTTTGTATCGTTTGTTCCATGCTTCGATGGCTTTTTCTTCACTAATCGCATCAGATGTCTCAACTCCACAATTATTGCACATCACAAAATAAGTCATACCGTATCCAAACGGACGAATCAATTCTATTTTGGGCGGCTTTGCACCGCAGAACGGGCATCTCTTGAGTTCCGTCATTTTCTAAACCCCTCTCTCGTTCTCATAATTCGCTTATGAGCCTTTACAGGCCTTGCGCCTTTGCCGTAAGCTGGGCGAATATGTTTTGCCTTGATGTACCCGCAAGGCGGCTTCGGCCCAAAGTCGAAAAGGCTCAAGTCCATAATGATGATGCCAAACTTCTTGTTTGTCATACTCAATCCCCCTTTGGTGGTTCTGGCATATACGCCCAGTGCGTCACTTGTGCGTATTTTTCGCCAAACTCGCTTTTCTCGAAATTGTAGTAGCCTTCGTAGGTATCAGTCCAGCATCGACCATTCCAAACCGCCTCAAATACTTCTGGTTTGTCTCCAATAAGGGTTTGCATAGAAACAAGCACCGCATCGCAATCGTCAGGTGGAAGCCCTTCTTTTTCAATGGAGTGCCAAATCACTTTGCTTTCACTCATATTGTCCTCCTATACCATCGGAAACGCCATCCAATGCGTTACCGTCACATCTTTCGGCAGCCTTTCGCCTATCTCATCCCAGAACTGACCGTCTGCATAACAGCCAAGAAAGTACGCTGTCGGCGAGATTCCTTGCAACATTTTTCCATCTTTATCACGCCACGTTGTCTTGGTTGCAAGCAACAAAGGCTGCGTCCGCTCTCGTGGTGGTTCGCTTGCCAGATGCCATATCGTGTTATTCATTCAATCGCCCTCCCACACACCATCCGGGCGCATTTTTGCAAACGCAAGCAAACCGTATAGGGCACGTTTGGCGTTGCCCTCTGTGGCGTTCCAGTAGTCGCTATCGTCTACATCGTCACCTAGTGCAGAAATAGCCTTTTCAAGCATCGGGATGCTCTCTGCGCCTGTTTTGCCATAGATGGAGCGGATGCCTCCCTCGCCGAATACTTCTGGGCGATAATAGAACTGACTGTAGTTATAAGTGACGTTAAGCCACAGTTCTTTTGTACCGCCCATAGCGCGCATACCACCAGCGATAAAATGCGTACTATCCGCTTTGAGCGGTTTATGCGTTACATGGTCGCATAGATAAATATCGTAGCTCATTTTCTCATCTCCCATTCCTTGCATCCACGTTCGTCCCACACGAAGTCTACAACGTGTTCTGACTGGTCGTTCACGCACACACCCTCCGGCTCTGCGTACCATTTGCAAGAGCCACAGGACGGCTCAGATTTGTTCTTGCAGGATTCTGCTGTGCATCGGATAGCCTTGTCAGCGGAGAACTGTTTGATGCCCATGCAAGAGCAGTGTTCGGTGGTGCAGTAAACATCCATTATCTCTCCCCTCTCTTTCTCCTTCTGTTGGCATTGAACCGCCCGATCACTCGCTTGTACTCTTCATAGCACTCCGGGCACAGGTCGCCAGTGTCCCTTCGCCATGCCCAGCCTGTGAACAGCTCGTTTTCGTCATACTTCCAGCCCTCCAGCTTGAACCCACAGCGGTCACACACTCGCTTGTGGTAGATTCCTCTGTCAGTTTGCATTAGTTATCCTCCCCAACGTCCTTAAACAAGATTTCTTTGTCTGCTTTCCATCCTCTCCATCCATCAAAAAGATACGCTTGACAACGATTAAACCGAAAAGTTGGATATTTGCCCCAGAAATTGCGATATTGACATTTATATTCATTCCACCACGGGCAATTTTTTTGAGGGCAAATTATGTCAGCAGAAGAATCAATCTTTTCACCCTCGTCCGTCATGGAACGGATAAAATCACCGTTAGTCATCCTCGACCACCTCTTCTGCCACCTCTTTGTACTCCACGTCAATCTCTTTCGGTAAAGTCGTTTGGTACTTCTGGGCGAGCTGTTCTGCGCTCTGGGCATCTCCCAACGGCTGTTCAGGCGGCGCAACGGTGACTTCCACATTGTCACGCATACCAAAGTAATTCTTGGCTCGGAAAATCCACTCTGCCGGGTTCTCCTGACCGTACATACCGTTGTACGCCCACATGGACTGCATTTGCAGAATCAGTTTCAGGATGTACTTCTGCTGCAAGCTGTCGTCACGGCGCTTGCCCGCCATAATCTGCTTCAGGCTCACCCATTCGATGCCCAGCACCAGTGCAATCCATTCCACAACAGGGGAGATTCTAGCTTCGATGCAAGCGTCAAAAAAGAAGTCAAGACGTTGCTGCACTTCAATCGGGTTGTTCATGTCCACGCTCGGAAGGTCGCCAAAATACTTGGCTGCAATCATGCCGATAACCTTCTTGTCTTCTTCATCACCGATTCTTGACTGCAAATCGCCTGTGTTCAGCATCTTAGACCTCGTAATTGCTAACTCCTGTTGCTCTTTCACCTTTTTACTCACCTGTGAGCGGATAGATTTCCGCTTGTTAAGCATCTGTTGTTTCTTCTTCTCACGCTCTTTTTCACGCTTCGCAGCGGCTTCTTCTTTCGCCTTTTGAGCCCGCTTCTCTCGCTTTTTCTTTTCGGCTTCGGTCAGCGGCGGTCTGCCACGACCACGCTTCGGGGGTGTTGACATGTATCAGACCTCCTTTGGCAGTTCAGGAAGGGGCATCCAATGCGTAACGCTCCATGTTTTTGACGATAAATAAGAGCGGCGTTTCCAAATGTTCGTTTTTACATCGTAAAACGCCCTATCAACAAATCTAACAGAAAGTCCTTGAGCAACAACTAAATATGCGCCAGATTTTTCTGGTGTTCTGTTATCAACCGCAATCCAGTCTTTCATTCTTACTCCTTGCCCGGAGCACAAGGCAATGGTGTCCAGTGTGTAATTTCTACGTTATACGGTCTATCGTCCAACGCAAATCCGGCATCATCTACCCATCCACTGGCGCACATAAAAGCTCTTCTGCACACTTCAACGTTTTCTGCATTTGTAAAAACCATGTTCTCGTTTACGTGTTTTTCTCGAAGACGAGAACCCTAACCCCAATTTCTGGCAATCGGTCATGTACGCTAATCCATTCATTCATAATCATGCTCTCACCTCTTCATCTTCGTTTCGATGCTGTCCAGCTTCCGTGCAATCCACCAGACGGAACAGCAGTTGTCCAACTGTCGCCACCATGCGCACTTCTCTTTCTCGCATACGCACCGACCAAGCGGATTGCTGGTCATTTTCATCGGACAGTAAAGTTCGTTGTCCATCATTTCCACCTTTCTCTCAGCTCTTTTTCGACCTGTTCTGACTTTGCGGTGATGTAATCTGCAAACTCGTCAGGGGTCATGTCCTCTTCTTTGAACTTTCCGACCATCTCCCAATACCTGTCACCGATGCGGATGATTTTCTGCACCTGTTCATCGGTCAGGTCTGCATCGCACCGAAGGTTCTGAATCAGTGCGCCCCACGTGGCAGCGATTCCATCCAGAGCCATGCGGAAGCCGTACAACTGGTTCTGCCGTGCGATTTTGCGGAGGTTTGCTGACATTGCCTGTCTGCTAGACGATGGACGGTTTCTATGCTTATTCATCTGACTTCTCCTTTGCTTCAAGGCGAGAGAGCCAACGCTTGTATTTAGCGTCCTCAATCTCACGCTCTGCGTCCCAAAATTCGCATTCGGAATCGAGGTTATCTCCAAACCAAGCATCGCATAAAGCGGTGACTGCGTTACTTATGTCCGAAAATTCTTCCATCAAATTTGCTTCACACTCCGCAACGCTCTTCGGTGTCGGGTTCGTACCATCCAGCGCACGGCGCAGCTTCAACGCAGCCTGTGCCAGTTCAGATGCTTCTTCTGCCAGCTGTGCCAAAATTTCCGTCTTGGGCAGAATATCTGAAACTTTCTTGCTCACTTCTGTTCTCCTTTCAGCCATTCGTTCAGCTTTGCCATGCAAGAGGGGCATAGGACAACGGTTTCATCTCTTATCGAGTAAATCCCTTTATCATCGCCAGCAAGGCACTTTACAATAGAATTGCTTTCAAATTGGTCAAGTTCGTCATCAAACGGTGTCATGCATTTCACATCGTTGGAAAGCAGAAACGCTTCGCCGCACCTATCACATACCATTGTCATTTTCTTCATCCTTTTTATCTGTAAAGAAAGATTCGTAGTCAAACCACTTATCGTCCAAAATATTTCCGATAATTCTCACAGAACTTCCAAGTCCTTTTGTAGCGACACGAACATACTTGCCTTTCATTTGACCGTATTCCTCAACGCCAACCGTGTCCATGATTCGCATAATTGCTTCCATGCCAGAGCCGTATCCCTCAAAGGTTTTGCTACCAAGATAGCCCTTGCCAAGAACATAACCACCATAGCAAACGCCCCATCCATGACCGTTAAGTGCCAAATCGGAAGTTAAAACCCCATGGTCTGCCATAGTAAGGCGAACGTTTTCTATTTGTGCGTTCTCGATTTTGTAACCGCTTTCTTCCAGAAGTTTTTCAGTCCATTTTTTCATGTTCTTTCTCCAATCTCTTTAGCAGCCCATCAACGTCATACCGCCAATGGACACGCAGCCTTTTTGCTTTGACCTCTATCCCCTCTTTCTCTGCCCACTGCCAAGGGATGCTCTTGCGGTTCTCGTTGTAACGGAATGCCAGAACTTTGCTAGCAGGGATTGCAAAGGTGCGGTTGACCGCCCTGTAATTGACTATCACATGGGCTGTCTGACCGCCGTATCCCATCGCATCCACCATGTCGGTGATGTGCTTTTCCTTGCGGTATTTGCACTTTGCCTTGTCGTACTTGCCGAACACCTTTTCAAGAGGGATAGAGGGCGTTTCGATGGTTTTCAGTTCAAACAGGTGGTTCATCGGGTATCGGTACACAAGGAAGTCGCAGATGTTGTCGATGGAAAACGACAGGTTCTCGTTGCCGCCGTAGTAGGTTGCAGCACTGTCTTTCAAACGGTAGCACCAAGCATCGGACGGGACGGATGCCTTGAAGTCTGCTTCAAACTGTTTGCCGGTGTTCATGTGTGAAGTCCTTTGTTGATTCGGTCTAACATTTCAGGTAACTCAGGCATTGGCATCCAAAACGGGTACTCATCAGGAAGCGATTTGACCAGCTCCCAATATTGCTGTAAGATTCGCCACTTATTCATGCTTTCAGAGAAATACACAGAAAGCACAAACAATCCGTCTTGGTTCGCATCTTCCTTTGTCGGAGGGTTCTTTGCCGTTTCTCTCCATTCGTTCATCCTCGTTCACCTCTAAATTCACTTCCGAGAAACCGTTTCTTGCCTTTTTCCCGGTGTTTGTCCTCATAATCACGGTGGTACACGCTCTGGCTGTGGTTCAGCTCATACACGAACGCTTTGCGTTCCTCGAAGTCTTTTTTCTCTGTCTTGTACTTCTCGCAAGTGTCGTGGCAAGCTTGGCGGCGTGATGGGCAGTTGAGACAACAGGTAATCATTCTATCAACCCCATTGTTCGGACATTGCCTTTGCAATACCTGGAGCAGTCTTGCTTCTTGCTTTTGCTCGCCCTTCTTGACCGTTTGTAACGCCACGAATACCCTCACACCATGCAATTGGCTTTCCTTTGCACCTCTCCCCTTGGCAAAAATATCTTGGCTTTGGTCTTGGCAAGTCGTTCTTTTTCTTGAGAAGAGGGAGATTTTTCAGCCAGAGGCAAGTGCGCTTTGTGTGATAGTTTTCCTCGTCAGCTTCGCTCTCTGCAAAAAAGTACGGGTGTATGATCTGGTCGGCTTTTCTGTACGCCGTGTTCATGATTCCTACCGGATTTTCCACCGCAATGTGTGGCACGTCCGCCAACATGAATTGCATAAAGAAAATTGCGGCTTCTACGCGCTTTGCCCATCGTGCTACAACTTTTTCAGCCGGCGTGACGCGCAAACTGTATGCTCTTGTCGCCGCGTTGGAAAGATAAGTGCAGGGCGGGTGTGCAATGAGCAAATCCCACTTTCCAACGTCATGCGTTACGCCGTCCATTGTCACGACTTGCCCCCCCCTCCAGAGCCTTGAGCGCATCTCCAAGAATATGCCATTCTGGATGCCCGCCGGACGGCTGGATCAGGTCGCACGAGTAGGCTTCATGCCCACGGGCACGGAACGCCTTGCATACTTCCTGCGATTCCTCGCAGGCAATTAGCACTTTCACCGTTTTCTTCCTCCCATCCATCCTTCTTTGTCGAAATCGTTGCGGCTGATCCGCTCCGCCGCGTGGTTCCCGTTGGTGTAGATGCGCTGTGCCTTCAGCTGACGCTTGTACTCGGCGTACCGTGGACAGCTGTCGTGGCAGATCGGGTGCCGTTCAGTACAGTGAAAGCATGGTTCAAGTTTTACCATCGGTCTGAGCATCCTCCATCTTTGCACCGCACTGCGGGCAATATTTATAGCCATTTTCCATTGGAGTCCCGTCATACATGATGATGCTGTCTTTGCAGTTGGAGCAAGTCCAAACGATAGGATCACCAACGGCATCTTCGTCCATGTTCCAGTGCGCCACAGGCCGCAGGACGTCCAGGTCAACAGACGGGCAGCTTTCAATAACCTTCTTCACAGCTTTGAAAAGCTCCTGCTTTTTGTAAACCATGTTGATCTGGCGGGTTCCTTCTGCGGCGGCCATAGCAAGAACCCATTCTCCATAGCGTGCCTCTGCATTACTTACGGCAGCATCTACGTCAATGTAACGCTTGCTCATTTTTCAATCTCCCTTTCTTTGTTTTCGCAGGCGTTCCCGGCTGTGTGCCATGAGCTCCGGGCTTAAAACGCCATTCCCGGACGGCTGTGCCCTGTCTACGCGGTTGCCTTTTGCCCGGCTTCCGCCGATTGGGCAGAGCTGGTTATACTCCGCAGCGGTCTTGCAGCCCAGTCTTTCCGCTTCTTCCAGCAGTTTTGTAGCAAGGTCTTCGCCATACTTTCCGAATTGCGTTTCGCTTTCTTTCATTTCGACATTGAGGATTTCAGCTATTTTGTAATAGCCACCCGGAAAACGGCGAATTGCATTTGTCAACTTGTCGTTTCCGTAATACTCGCTCAATTCACTTCTTGATGGCATTCTGGTTAAACCAGTGGCAGACATACAGGCTTTCACATACAGCAAGATTTTATCTTGCGTCCAATGCGTTTTTTCTTCCTGATTCATGCGCATCTCCAATCAGAATGGCAACGAACCATCATCGTCAATCACAGAGAAATCATCCGTGTTGCCCTGAGAGTAGTTTTGCGTTGCATTCTGCGCCCGATCGACGGGCTTGCTGTCAGACTTGCCACCGCAGAAGTCAACCTTGTTCGCCATGATTTCCGTTGCGGTACGGTTGCTCCCCTGCTTGTCGGTATACTTCCGGGTCTGGATGCTACCAGTCACCAGAATCAGGCTACCCTTTTGGAACCACTTGGAAACGAACAGTGCCGTGTTGCCAAATGCGGTGCAGTTGAAGAAGTCGGTTTCCTTCTGACCGCCGCTCTGACGGTCGCAAGCGATGCTGAATGTGCAAACATCCTTTCCAGACTTCGTAACTTTAGCTTCGGGCGTGTGAACCAGACGACCCTGAATTGCGATAGAGTTGAGCATTGTTTAGCCCTCCTTCGGCTGTTTCTGAGCACAGTCCCAACACAGGACGCGCCCAAAGCGCTTCTTCGTGCTTCTTGCAGTTTCCAGCGGAGTGACGGTGCGGTTGTTGTACTGAATAGGCTGCAACTGCTTTCCACAGCAAGCGCATGGGGGGATGGTTTCTGCTTCCGCTTGCTTTTGCACAGGCTTGCTTGCCCTGCTTGTGGTCTGCTTCTGGTACTCGTCCGTATCAGCGTCCTTCGTATCGTCAATGCAGAACAGACCGTTCAGAGCGTACTTTCTAGCGTAGCTACTTGCTGTGCCGGTAATCTGCGAATCGTCCATGCCCTTCTTAAATTCAGGCTCACGAGCGTATGCAGTCACCGTGTAGGTGGCACCATCCTGCGATTCAACCGTTGCAGTGGCTTCGATGTAGTGCCAACTGTCAACGATAACAGGCTTGTCGGAAAGCCGTAGCACAAGGCTATGCGCTTTCAAGATGGGCTTGACCGCTTCGAGAATGTCCTCGCACGAGCGGTACTTGTATCCACCGAACTTGTTCATCTGCCCCTTCGGGGCTTTCAGCTCTGACTGAACAGCCATCAAAGCTTCATGGATTTTGCTGTTGTCCATCAGTTCTTCTCCTTCCTCGCTTCTTTCCTCGCTTTACGGCAATCCGGGCAACGCTTAGGCAGTGCCATGTTATGCGATTCAAAGAAAATGCGCTCTGCACGAGTAATCTCGAACACTTTGCCGCAGTCACGGCACGTTTTCTCTATGCTCGTGTCCCCGTCCCAGGAAGCTCTTCTTGCGGCATCTTCGACAGCAAACGCTTCATTAAGGCTGTCACGAAAGCTCCTAACAAGCGTATGCTGCGGTGCGTTACCGTTTCTGCGGAGCGTTTCCTCCAAATTGTTCCTTTTGCAACTTGCGCAAAGAGTTTCCGTGCTGTTCGGGAACACTGAAAAAGGCTTATTGCACTTTTCGCAGTGCTTAATTTCTTTCTTGTATTTGCCCATTTTCTTTCCTTTCTTCGGCTTCATTAGGCTTCATTGTTCTTACTTTGGCTTAATACGGCTATACAAAAATCAACCAGCCATCAGCTCTGCCAACTGTGCGCGGAGGTCTTTCAGCTCCGCTTCCCTGTCGTCAATTTCAGACTGCAAGTCCTTGATTTCAGCCAGTCGGTCAGCTTCTTTTGCTTCCGCTTCCTGCTCACGGGTTAGGAAATACGCGCCGTCTTCCGGCTCGGTCACGCCACCGAATCTGTCAAGGTTCATCTTTTGGTCTCCCCCCTCTTACGTTCCTCTTTGATTTGCAACGCGCTGTGCCACTGATCTTTGTCAATTTCGATGGTAGACCATCGGTAGTTACATACAAGGCACTTCTTGCGTCGAGCGATGCTGTCATAGTCTGACCGGCTGTCAACCGTTGTAATGTTGTCGCTACCGCACATCGGGCATTTCATCGTGCATCCCTCCACTCGTTGGTGTGGTGAGGAATGCGTTTTACTTTGCGATTTTCCTGTTCAATACGTTCATTTTCAGAGCTGACCCCAATGGCACACAAGACGAGTGCTGCGGCGAGGAAGTTGCACGAAAGGAAAACGTATCCAAACATTGCTACTGTGCTCTGGCTTTTCTGGATTGCATCGCCGCATCCTACCGAAAAGATTGCTAACGCGATTCCAAGCGTGCAAAGGACATTAGCTTTCAGGCTTTTCACTCTTATTACCTCCAAAACTCAGTATCCATGCCGTAGCCATTGCCACAGATACCGTGATGATTCCACGGGCAGTTGATGCGCCTACCAGAATTCCGATGTGATGCACCATCCAGAAGTTCAGCAGAAATACCGCCAAAACCGTTGCCAGTGCTATGCCCCACATCAGGGCAACTTCAATCAGTGCTTTCATTTTGTCTCCTTTCGTTTTTGCCGTTGCTGTACTGCTCCTAGCTACTCAATGCCTTAGCCTATCGTTTCTATTCTTTGCCGTTGCCTCGCATTTCCTTTGCATATCAAAGCTACGCCTTGCATCTCATAGCCTTTGCTCTTCCCAGCTTTTCCTTGCCATTCCATCGCTTGTCTGAGCCTTGCTCCGCCATGCCTTTGCAAGTCTCGTCAAATCAGCGCATTGCCTTTGCTAATCCTATCGCGGCGTTGCCTTGCCATAGCGGTTAATTGAGGATTTCGTAAGCAAAGCGCCCTTTAGAACTGTTGCGCCACCGGCCGATACCACGCAGAGCACCGTAGTCCAGCCACTCACGCACGACCTTCTCGTGAGAATCGTCCAGAAGAACGATTTCAAACTCGCAGGTCGAACCAGCGGGAATCTGCTCGCTGTTGGCAAGGCTGACGCGCTCGCCCTGCGCAGTCTGGGCGCGGAGAGGGCGCTGGCACTCGGTAATCTCACCGTTCACATGAATGGGAATCATGCGGGGCTGAACGAAAATCAGACCGTCAATGACCTTCTTGTATGCCGTTAGCTTGCCGCTTTCGTTCACGGCCTTCTTCTTGCCAGTTTCGGTCTTTCCGCCAATACGGGAAAGCATACCGCAGGAATCCTTGAAAAAGCCCTTAATCTGGTAGTCATACAGGATGGGGTCGCCGTTTTCGTTGCGAGGAAACACGGTCATGCCCTTGTCTGCCACAGCATCTGCGCCCAGAGCGGCCACTTCGTCCTCGATAGTGCTTGCATCAGGGGACTTGCTGGCGATAAACTCTCGCGCGATGTTCTGGTTGCTAGGCCATGTGCCGAGAACGGCTTCGGTGAATCTCCTCTTTCAACCTTTCTTCTTTGTTATGCCGTTCAAAGCACTGGTTGATGGATTTCTCCATCCACAGCACCTTGTTGGCATCGTTTCTGGATACACCAGCTGCCATTGCCAGCTTTAGTCTGCGCTTGCGGCTTTGCGCTTTACGAAATTTCATCACCAGCACTCACCAGCCTTATCTGTGATGAACTTCGGGACTTCCCGACCTGTGGCAATGCACAGCGCAACTAGCTTTTCGACCCAGATGTCAAACAGGCTTTCTTTTGGCATATAGCACTGGCCAACAGAAGGCTCCTTAAAACTTTTCCAGATCGTCAGGCCGACAGCACCGTCCGTGACCGTCCATATCATACTGTAACCTTCATTGCACAGGTTGTACAAAATGTCTCGTGCTCTGCTTTTGGCTTCGTTGATTTCAAAGGCATCCCAGCGCTTTTTGCTTCCCTCGTAGGCCTCAACCGCAGCGTCAATGGCAAACTTGGCTTCATCAGGGTGCTCAAGGTCTACCTTTAATGTGATAATCTGCTCCATGTTCAGCCCTCCTTATACCGCACCGTCAAACGCCTTATCCATAGCGTCCATGACAGGCTTTAAGCGTTCCAGCGTGTTGTACTTCTGCTTGAAGCTCTGTGCATCCCGGAAAGCGTCTGCCATCATCTGACTGTGCAAATCCGGGTGTTCCAGAACCTCTTTCATCGGCATATAAGACCGAACGGGCGGTTCATCCGGCGCAACCACCGTAACGTTGACATAGGCTCTTACAGGCTCCTGCGTATCCTCGCTAGTGATACGGATTGCACCAATCATGTGCCGTGCCTGACCCTGACGGTACTTCTCGGCGGCAACTTCATCTCTCCACTCAAAGTCGTTATGCAGAACCGATTCCTTCGGTCTAGCATAATCGACAACCAGCTCCGGCGTTAGCTTGCCGCTGTTCTGCCGGATTTCTTCAAACGCACCAGCGGCTTCATCGGCAGTTGCCTTGTAACAGCACTTGTCGTTCTTCCACTGATAACCAGTTTTAATGTTCATTTTTTTGCTCCTTTCTAAAATTTTGGCTCCATGCCAGCCATAGCAAGACCCACGTCGCCTTACCTCAACGAACACTGCCATTCCAGCCGCACCATTCCTCGCTCCGCCACATCAGGCCATATCCTAACTTAACTTACCCTAACAGCCCATCCACACCATCGCTTACCGTCCGTAGCCAACCTCGCCAGCCTGAACGAACCCGAACTTGCCAAGCATGACCTCATCGCTCAAAACCTCGCCTCGCCAGCCACTCCACACGGCGCCCTGACTTACCAATCCGTGCCACATCCCGCCTTAACAGCCTAGCCTCGCCGGAACCCAACATAGACCGCCTAGCCTAACCAGCCTGAACGAACCTATCCCTGGCATTCCTAAACAAGCCGAACCCCGACTGCCTAACCAGTCCTTTCCCCGACCTGCCACAACTTACCTTGCCAGCCGTTCCCATTTCAAGAAGCGTTATTCGCTCAGTTCAACATGGAATGCGCCCCAGCTTCCGCCCTTTTCGATGCGCCACTCGCCAAGACCGCACTGGTCACCGCCAGCATTCAGCATATTCACGATGTCAGACAGGCTGAAGTTGCCGTTCTCGTTGAAGGATATGGTAACGTCCATGTACCAGTTTGCAAACTCAGGACGATAGCGCAGGTCTGCGGTTCCCATGCCGATACGAACAGAATCCTCACGGCCTACGAACTTCGGCTCACCTTCCGGCTTGAAGGACTTGATTTCGATGAACTCAGAACCGTTGTCGCCGAAAATCATAAATGCGCCACGAGCGGAAACTTTATCCTTCGTCCAGCCCAGACGGAATGCAGCGGAAACGGCAGCGGCCTTGACAGCGCAAGCGGGGAAGCCAAACTGCTCAGATGCTGCATACTTGTCCAGCAGCTCTTCCGTCCAGTCAGCATAAGCAACGTCCGGCTTGCCGTTCATCCAGTACAGAGCTTCGGCGATTTCGCCGTAGACGTTCTTAGCCTGCTTCTTATCCTTCTTGAGCTTCGTACCCTGCTGAGATGCAAGCAGTTCCTTCTTTGCTTTCTCGCTCCATGCGTGGACAATCAGCGGAGAATCGCCGATAATGCGGATTTTGGCGGTTTTCTTAACAATGGGTTTGATGCAGACAACGGTAGCTTCTTTCTTAGTCATTTTAGTTCTCTCTTTCTTTTTTGCTTGTTTGCTCAAATGCGTTTGCAGTCACATTTGAGGTTCGTTTTCGGTTTTCTGCTCGATTTCAAGAATCTTGCATATGCTCTGGATAATCTTCTCCGGCTTTCGCTCGCCACGAAGAATCTTGTAGAGGTACGAATCATCAAGGAACAATCCAGTATCGCTTTGAACCGCCTGAATCAGCTCCGTTTGCTTCATACCTCGCTGCAACAGCTTCATCTTCACTTCCAGCTCAAAGCCAGAACGGAAGTTTTCTTTCAAAATTCCACCTCCATTTGCTAAAATCTATTGACAAGTACGGAAAACTGTACTAATATAAGGGTGTAGAGAGTTTATATTGTACAGCGTTCTGTACTGCCCATGTCTGTATTATAGTACAGACTTCTGTACAAGTCAACTCTTTTGTACAAAATTCTGTGCATTTGTATACTTGCACAATTATTGGAGCATTCTTATGTCGGACTTGTACAGCAACATTCATGCACTTTGCGAAAAAGAGGGCATCAAAGACGGAACCCTTTGCAGCAACATTGGGATTCGCCGCAGCTTTCTTTCTGAATTGAAAGCTGGAAGAACTAAAAGCCTGTCCACAGAGGTTCTTTCTAAGATTGCAGCTTATTTCAACGTATCAGTGGACTACCTTCTCACTGGCAGCCAAAAAGAAAATCCGCCCCAGAAGCCGCAAAGTGAAGTCGATGCAGCAGTGGAACGGATTAGAAGAAAACTTGAATCTATGCCGAAGGAGCAGCGTGAAGCGCTGATGAACCTGATCGAGAAGATGTAACGTTCATGCCCGGTAAAATAAAAGAATCCCTTGTGCCGGGCTGGTATAGCTCTGCGCAAGGGATTTTCTGTTACTCTAGGTCTAGTGCTTGTTCCGCTGCCGGAATCTTTTCAGGATGTTCCAGCAGCCATGCAATAAATCGGTCAATCTTGGCTCTTTCCTGTTCACTCATTGTGGCATATCCTCCCGATCGGTAAGTACGGACGTTCATTTGATATGATTATACACCTTTCAGTTGTCAAGTCAATGTGTTTTTAACAACTTAGTGAAAATCGAACGTTTTTTTCGCATCCATTACTTTGTATCAGGGAAGCCAAAAATCGCAATGACAATGATTAAGAGCCACATTAAGTTTAAGTTACCCTTTGCTTTGTAACATTCCGTTGAGCATGGAACGAAAGGGGTTATTCGGTAAATCGTCCAGCACATCTGCTTTAACGAGAGCGTTTGTGCTGATGCTGTGCGAAACATTGTTTAGCTGCACAATGGCATCGTCCAAGTCTTTTACGGTTGCTCCACGCCGTTCCATTGACTGAAGGAAGGTTTTCACTTCTTCAAGAACAACAGGGTTTTCGGTTTTATAGAATCCGTTCGTAAAGTCCATCTTCTTCTCCTTTCACAGTTCCACAAGCTGTCCGTCAATGCGTTCGATGTTATCTGCCGGGTCGCGCCCATCGTCTAAGGCGGCTACGGCGCGTTCCAGGATGCCTTTTGCTTCGAGGTAAGCATCTTTATCAGCTTCGTACCCAGAAAGGCTCAGGACAAGTTCCAGCGTCCGTCTGCGAGCGTATGGGATAATCAGAGCATCTACGGTTCGGTTCATTAGCTTTCCTCCCACGGTTCAGGTGTGTGCGGCTTCCCATCGGGAACGCTGGCAGGCATTCCGTCGATGATCGGCATACGTTCATGGTTCCAGATTACAGTTTCTTTCATTTTGTGTTTCCTTTCTATTTGGAATTTTTTGACAATACAGTTATACCACATCTCGCTGTTTCAATGGAACAGCGACTTTTTTCAATTATTGTTTCGCATTTTGAACAATATATCAGTTAAATTCTTTTGTTTTTGTATCATTTTGTCGAAAGAGGGGTATTTATGGATGATTATAGGATACGAGTGGCAAAAGCGTTAGAGATGGCAAGAGCAGAATCCGGGCTTAGCCAGCAGAAGCTTGCGGACAAAATGGGTGTAGGCCGGACATCCATTTTTCGTTACGAGCAAGGGACAATGACCCCAGATGCTCCTACTATCATAAAGTGGTTCGTGTGCTGCGGCGTTGCGGCCAAACCGTACATAGACACCTGTTTACATCCCGGATTATTGGAAAGTCTGGCTGGCGATGCCAGCACCGAGAGAAAGAAAGATACACTGATAGAACATATCAAAGACGCCCATCCACAGGAAATTGACCTGCTGTGCTATCTGATTTATGGCAATCACGGCTCAGATTACCTTGCCGTTCTGTGCGAAATGGTAGCCAACCTTCACACGACTTTGCGCGATCGTGTGTCCGTCTGCCGCACCGTCACAGGTCATTACGAAATGGCACAGGCCACCAAAACCGACCCAGACCCAGACGGAACGCAACCCAATATGCAAATTTTATATCAGGCGCAGGACTGTGGAGAAGCTGCGGCCATGAAGCGAAACGATTCGTATACCATCAACGAAGAAAACATTTTGCGTTGATTGTCGAATTATCGTAGTTTTTGAAGAACATTTTGTCCACGTTCATCCACTTTTTGTACACCTATCTGGCAAATTCACCTTGTCATTCCGTCCCCCATAGGCTATAAATCGACAACATTCGCGCGGAATAAATAACGAGTTATCGTTAATCTGTTGTTTGTGCTTGAATAGTTCGTCAATCTGTCCCCCATTGTGCAGATTAGGTATACCTTTCCATCCACTTTTTGTACACCTATCCACAATCCGTCCACGTTTGGTATGGCTAATGGAAGGTCGCTTCACCACCGATACAGTCTTATTCAGCAAGTGACGGCTTGAGTTATCCACAAACTGGAATGGAAAAATAAAGAATTTGTTGAAAATTATCGTCATCGACTATTTAACGATGATATTTAACCTCTTGTTTATTTCTTGTTTAATATATAATATGTAGACGGGGGACAAAATGACAAAGCATGGGGGACATTTTGACAAGTCATGGGGGATGAAATGACGAGGACACGGGGGACAAAAAGACAAGCTATGGGGGACGAAAATCGTTGACATGTCCCCCAACTTGTGATATACTGTTTTCAGGCCATTAAAGGAAGTGAGCAGATGCCAAAAATATCAGACAATAACCTTGTCGAGAAAAGCAAATCGCTTGTTTGGGCGAAGTTCAGGGACTACACAGCAGGAGAACTTCGTCTGCTAGAGGTTTATCTATCGAGAATAAACCCGAGAGACCCAAGTAGCAGTCGTGTAGAGTTTACGCTTGCTGAATACAGGGAGCTTCTTGGTCTGAAAAGCCTTGATGCACGAAGGATTGAGCCGCAGATCAAGCACTTTTTGGGCAATACAGTTTCGATTCCTATTGACAAGGAGAAAGGAACGTTTGAAAGTTTTGTCTTATTCACGAGGGCAAAACTGGACTATGTACCAGAAACAAGGTCTTACGTCGTGGCAATTACATGCAACCCAGACCTTCGCTCCATCTTTTTCGACATTGCTGAAAGCGGATATGTTCGGTATCGGCTGCGTTACACGTCACGAATGAAATCACAGTATAGCATCTTGCTTTACTCGATTCTCCGGGACTGGTTGAATATGGACAACAAACCGCATGAAATCAGCCTGAAGAAGTTGAGAGAGCAGCTTGGCGCAATGGAAGCTAGCTACGATGTTTACAAGAACCTTCGCAAGCGAGTGCTTGACGTTGCGGTGGATGAAATCAATGCCGTGTCCGACATTGTTGTGACTTACGAGCCAGTTCTTGTGGCACGAAAGGCTGTGGCAGTCAAGTTTAAGCCCAAAATTAAAGCGTCTGAGAAGCTGATTGAAGCACAGGCAAGCGAAGTGCTGACCGAACCTCAAAAAGCCGTCAGAAAGCCCCGCAGAAGCGGATATGAGGATTTCGACTGGTCTGTGTGCGACGAACTGGAAAAGCAGGACTGCATTGACGTGGCAAAGGTGATTGAAAAGTGGATGAAGAAAGAGCATCCTGAAATCAAGCTGCCAAGACGAAGAGAGGCGGTTTACGACACGGTAAAGGCTGCGTATAATGACATTTTGTCTTTGGATAGGTCTCCGTTCCCAGACAGACCTGTTGGTTATTTGATTAGAAGCGTGGATAAGGCGGGTATCGTAGACAGATATATGCCAGCGTTCTATTCTATTGAAGCCTTGCAAAAGTAGTTAGAATGAGCAGATGATACAGAAAGGAGAAGTTATGGAATGGATTAATGTGAAAAAGCATCTTCCATTAAACGGCCAACGTGTGCTTGTTTGTGGAAAAGAAGGTGGAGGATGGATTGAAATTGCAATTTGGCATGAAGTACCTTACTCAATATGTGGTTTTTCAGATAAAGCAACAGATTTCACTAATTGGGAATTTGAAAATCCAGAAATCGCATGGGCTTTGCTTAACAAAGTTCGATATTGGATGCCGTTACCTGACGTACCTAAAGAATAAAGAAAGAGTGATAAAATGGCAAAAATCATAGCTGTCGCCAACCAGAAGGGCGGCACAGGAAAGACCACCACAAGCACCTGTCTGGCTGGTGCGTTGCAGCTGCTTGGCAAGAAAGTCTTGCTGGTCGACTGCGATGCCCAGTGCAACGCAACGGACACCTACGGCGCGCAGACAGAGGATGTATGCACCCTGTTTGATGTGATGACCCGGCAGGGCACGGTCGAAGAAGGAATCCAGCACTGTGAAGCTGGTGACATCCTTCCGTCCGATAGCGCATTGAAGGACATTGACGAGCAGCTTGTCCGGGACATGGGCAAGAACTTCCGGCTACGAGAAGCCCTTGAAAGCGTATCTGAGCAGTACGATTACATTGTGCTGGACACTCCCCCGCAGCTTGGTCTTGCGCTTGTGAACGCGCTGATCGCCGCCAACAGCATCATCGTTCCCATCACAGCAGACCGATACGCACTGGCTGGTTTGAGCCAGCTTTCGCAGACCATCAGCGATGTTCGCAGATACTTCAATCCGACTTTGAAGATTGAAGGTCTGCTTCTGAACCAGTACAAGAGCCGTGAGAACCTGTCTAAAGAGGTTGTGGAGCAGCTTCCTGTGATTGCACAGAGCATGGGAACAACGCTGCTGGACGTGAAGATTAGACCGTCTATGGGCGTTCGCAAGGCTCAGGCAGAGCGGCATAGCCTGTTTAGCGGCGACACGGCAAAGAGTACCAGTGCAGAAGATTTCAAGGCGTTGGCACAGATGATTGTAGAAGGGGACAGCAATGAGAATGATTGATAAAGAAGCACTGCTAGAAAGGCTTAATTTGTTTATTTGCGAGTATGACAGAATGGATCAAGAAGAAGCGATAGAAGCAATAAGAACCGTGATTAAAGCCGTCAAAATGATGCCAGAAACCCGGCACTCAAAGTGGGTTAGAACAAAAAACTTGATTATATCTTACAAATGTTCTATTTGCGGATATGAAACAGAAGTTGCACAAATGAGATATTGCCCGAACTGTGGCGCACGGATGGAGAATGTGAAATGAAATCAACCAGCAAAAAATCATCCGGCTTGCTTGGCGGATTTGATTTCCAGCCTATTTTTTCGGAACAGCCATTAAGCCGAAGTGAGCCAAAGGAAGAAGAAGTAAGCCAAGCAAAGCCGAACGAAGCCGAACAAGCACAGATTAAGCCCAGTGAATCCACAGACAGCCATGCACAGCCTAATGAAGCACAGTTAAGAAGTATTAAGCCGAAGCAAGCCAAAGACAGCGAAACACAGCCGAACAATGCCGTAGTAAGCGAAAGTAAGCCAAAGAAACTGAAACAGGCGAAAGAAGTTCAACGCCTTATCGAACAAGGCGATGTTCCCGGTGCACTAGCAGAAGCTGGCTTGACAAAGAAAAAAATCCCGATGCCGGAATCGCATCAGGGCGTTGCAAGCGGTGACGGCAAGCGTTCAAAGCGCATTACTATCCTTATGAGCGAAGAGGAACGCAAGTACATCAACCGTGAAGCAAGGCGGCACGGAATGACGATTGGACAGTTCGTGTATGCTTTGGCGGTTGCAGCAGCAGAGGGGAAGATTGAGTTGGAGGATTTCTTAGATGAATGATAGTGAACGACGTCTTATTCGATTTGTTTGCGATGGCGATATGCGAAACGCGCAAAAAGCCGTTAAAATCATTTTGAATTCTATAATCATCCAAAAAAGATGAGCAGTTCAAAGAAAATATGTTTCGCAAGTTGGAAAGCAAAAGAAAATTTATTGAATTGCCATATAACTTACAGCATCTTTTGATCGCAGAGGATACAGAAGAATTTCCAGAAGCAAGATTCCTTCTTAGAAACGAAGAAAAAAGTATAACGCAGAATATCGTTGCTATTTATCGAGCATCTGAAAAATTGAATGAAATGGGCATTCCTTATTTGCCAGCATTGATGCTTTATGGGCAAAGCGGATGCGGAAAAACCATGCTGGCTAGGTATATCGCGCATAAAGCAAAACTTCCTTTTTTAAGGATTCAATTTTCAAGTCTAGTTGATTCGCACTTAGGGCAAACACAATCTAACCTTGCAAGAATTTTTGATTATGTGAGAACTGCTCCTTGCGTTCTTTGTTTTGATGAAATAGATGCGGTCGGAATGGCTCGTGGGCAAAAAGATGACGTTGGAGAAATGAACCGTGTGGTTATCGCGATTATGCAGGAAATGGATAGATTGCCGAACAATGTCATTATTATTGGAACGACAAACCGATTTGATAGGCTCGACCCTGCACTTATAAGAAGATTTCTTGGAGGAGTAAATGGTAAGGTTTGAGGACAAAAAATGGAAAGAAAATGGATTAACACATTGACATTTAATTACATTACTAATCCGAAAAACATTTGCAATTTTGGGATTGTAGATTAAAAGGAGATTAAAAAATGAATAACACACGTAGAAAAGCTATTAAGCAAACTATTAACCGTTTTGATTCCATCCGTAAGAAACTGGAAGAGCTTGTGGAAGAGGTCGAAAGCGTAAAGTCCGATGTTGAGGACATTCAGTGGGAAGAAGAAGAGTACCGTGATAATATGCCGGAAAACCTGCAGGGGAGCGAGCGGTATGAAAAAGCAGATGACGCTTGCACAAATCTGTCTGATGCTGTGGATGCTCTGGATGATATGATTGGTGCTCTGGATTTTGACTTTGGTGATGTAACTGCCTCTCTGGAGGAAGCGATGGAATGATTAAGACCACAAACCCATTAAAGAGAAGTGCATGAGCTGTGTTCTTGTACAGAGGCAGGCAAGTTTGTTTGTATCTTTTGCGTAATAGTAATCTTGTGGACAAGGAGCGTATGGTAGAACTTCTGGCACGAAGATACATGACAGAGCCTGAAAGTATTGTTGTAGATGATGACTTTGAAAGTATTTTGAGTGTTGCAGAACAGGCAGGAAAGATGGCTAAAAACGAGTATCCTCATTTAACAAAATTTGAAACGCTGTATATCAAGGAATTGATTAAAAGATAAACGTAAAGTTGTATGGAGGATTGACGTATGATGAGGTCGAAAGAATTTTACGAAGAAAGCATTAGCCGTTTACAGAAAATAAAGCACAAACCCCTGTGCGGTCATTACGACTACACAGGGGTTTCATTTTACTTATCAGCAATGCAATCCCAGTAGAGATATGCCTTGCCATCTGCGGCATCTGCGTCCTCAAGGAACGCCTTTGCCATGTCAGCGTAGAAGCCCGGAGTGTCAACGGACTGACGCTTTGCGACCTGACAATAATCCGAGTACATCATGTTCATGACAGCCCAGAAATCGTTCGGGTCACAGGTGATATTGCGCTGTTTGGCAACGTCCTGTGTCTGTTCCAGCGTCCAGTGACAGCCTTTCGTACCGTCAGCATTTACCATGCTGTCGCACCATTCCTCTGCTTCATCGTGGGTGAGGTGCTGGCGTGGCATCTTGATGGAGCGGCTGTCCGCACCGCCACGTTCGTACTGCCCAGACCGTTTATCCCAGTCTCCGTTCTGCGAGAAGCCGATTTGCGGCATTCTGCGCCCATTTTCTATGTCAGGGTAGCGGGGGATAGGGTAGGGGTCGATGTAGCGGTTCTCCTCATAGGGATAGCGGTCGTTGCCACCTTCCAGCTTACGCAGACGGCGTTCCATCTCACGCTCCCTGCGGTCACGCTCTTCCTCAAGGCGGTCACGTTCCGGCTCACGGTCTTTGTCGTGGTCACGGAGCATCATCATGCGGCGAAAATTGTTATTGCCCATAATCTATACCTCCTCAAGAAATGGACGCGGGCGCACCGGCGTGGGAACGGCAGAAGCAGCCAAGATATTTGAACGTGCCTGTGCCAGTGGCAGACGTTGCGACGCGGGTAGCATAGCGGGTGCGAGTGTGGATGCTCTCAGCGGTTGCCTGAGCGCAGTTGCAGTCGGTCAGAGGGTATGCGGTCGTTCCTGCACCGATGGTAATGACCACAGGAGCGTTGATGGTGGTCGTGTCCGGCAAAGCCTGAGCAATGACCAGACAATATTTTTCTCCTGCTGCGTAAGAGCCAGCAGGGATATTGATGGTCAGAGTATCATTGGCGAAAGTCACCGACTGGCTCAAGACCAGATGGGGGCAGAGTTTGCAGCTTGTTTTGCAAGCCATAATGTTTTCCTCCTAAAAAATCAGGGGCAGAGGTGTCTTACCCCTGCCCCGATGGTTCACCCGGTGTTATCGGGGAGTGTGTTGGTTAGCAGCAGCCGCAGCAGTTCACGCCTACGTTGGGATTTGCCACCTGATAAGCGGGAATCGGACGAGGATTGACCCGGTTCAGGATGGTATCGGTCTGCTGAGACATCACGGTGGTCAGAAGCGCATTCTGACGATCCTGAGAAGCGGCGAACTTGAGGTTCTGGTTCTCAGCGGTCAGAGTGGCAATCTTGTCCTGCGTGAAGTAGTCCATCATGCTGCGGAAGTTGGCGTTGCAGTTGTCCACGATGGCGCGGGCATTGTCTGCGATAGCCTGACGGGTAGCACAATCCTCCGTTGCGATGGTATACTTCAGGTCGCCGATGAGCTGCTTGTTCTCGCAGCAGCAAGATGCCAGCTGCGTGGCAAGTGCGGTCTGACCGGCCTGCCGAGCGTTGCCCTCCTGCATGATGGCAAGGCTGATGGCATTGTCGCCGTTGGACACGCTGCGTTCCAGACCGTTCACGAGCTGTGCGTTCTGGTAGCCAAGCTGACAGATGGCGCTGTTCACACCAGCAAAGCCGTTTGCGATGTTGGTGTTGACGCCGTTCATCTGTGCCAGCTGGTCATAGCCCAGAGAGCAGATACCGCTCTGGATGCCCGCCAGAGAGCGGGAGGTATCCTGCTGGTAGAAGCCCTCAGACAGAGCCGCGCGGGTGTCTGCACCGCCCTGACCAGTTGCGCCAGTGCCGACCAGATAGGGGATGTAGCTGTTCATGCCGTTGTCGCCGCCGTTGCGCCCGTTGCCGTAGTTGCCCCAGCCAAAGATGATGGCAAGGATAATAACAGCCCACAGACCTTCGTTGCCGAAAAATCCGCCGTTGTTATTGCCGCCGTCCTGCCCAGCCAGATAGCCAGTTGCAAAATCGTCCATAACAAAACTCCTTTCAGTTTTGCGTTATGCTATCCCACCGCCGTATGCGATGGGCGAAGCCAAACAAAAGCGGTTTTTGTCAAGTCCGCAAAACTGAGAAGCGTTTCGCTTAGAGGGATGCTTTATCGAGGAAGCGTCAGATTCAGGACGCTTGCCAGCTGGTTCAGGTCGATGCCACGCTCTTTGGCGAGGTTCTGTGCCATCGTTCGGAGCTGTGCTTCGTTCTTGCCCTGAATCAGGTTCAACCCCTGCATGATGGGGGCACTCTGCCCACCCAACTGCTGGATAAGCCCCATCGGGTTCTGCCCTGCGCGAGCCAGATTTGCAAGCTGCATGATGGGGCTGTGAGTAATCATATCAAACGGAGAGGGCATCGCTTATTCTCCTTTCTTCGCTGCGGCAGTGGGCTTAGAAAAGCTCTTCTGCCATTTTTCCAGTTCATCCAGCCGGTGCACAAGGGCGTTGTACTGCTCAACAGGCACATACTGCTGTGTCGGTGCAGCGGTCTGCTGTGCCTGTTGTGCCTGCATCTGTCTCCATGCTTCCGGGCTGTAAAACTCCTGCACATAGGATTCGCAGGTGTCCGGGTTGAGGCGCTTGCAGTAGATCACGCCGCTACGCAAGTCCGGGCAGTAGGTCGGTCTGCCGTATAGGTCAGACGGTATTGCCAGAAACTCTTCCCTGCTGGAAACAGGTCTGCCGAGCAACCAACCGCCGTCTTGTGCCGACTGCTGAACAGGCTGTTGCCCATTCATCGGCTGCGGACGCTGCGGTTGTGCCTGTTGCATCTGCGTGTTTGGCAGGGGAGTGGCAAGACCCACCGTACCCATACCGCCGTAAGGATTGGCAGGCTGCTGCGGAACGTAAGGCGCTCCGGGTGCCGGATAATAGCTCATAAAACATCCCTCCTTGTGCTCTCAGTGTACCGCATCAGCAAAAAGTGAAGGACAACGAACGCACAACGAAGGACAAATATAAACTGACACAACTGCTACAAAATAGACAAAAAAATAAGGCAAAGTCTAGCAACTGTGCCTGTATCACTTGTGGCAGTTTTGCGGTATAATCAGTACAACAAAACCAAGAACATAGTTTTAGGAGGAAACGACTATGGACGCAAAAACCATCCAGAATCTCGGCAAACTGTACCGCCTGCTTGATGAGGCCTGCTCCGACCGCGTGAATCAGGAAGACCTTGATAACGCTACGAGGTTTCCCGTGCGTGGCGTAATGATGAAAATCACGCTGGCGCACAAGCTCCACAAGATGACCCCGGAGCTTGACAACGCCTGCGCTTACGTCCTGAAGGATGTAGACCTTGAGGACGTGGATAAGAGCTTTGCGCTCAAAGCATTGCCGTTGCAGCAGCAGGGCATCTTCCAAATCGGATATATGTCACCCGATTATAAGACACTCGGCGTGTCTGCCGTCAAAATCAAAGTCGCCCGAGAGGGTGCTGGTCTGACCATCCGGGCGCTGTCAGAAAAGACCGGGCTGTCCACCGCAACCATCCAACACGCAGAAGCCGGAAAGCCCATTCGGGCGAAAACTCTTGAGAAAATCGCAAGCGGCTGTGACGTGACGGTTGCTGATTTGCAAGGGTAAAAGAAAAGCGCCCACACGGAAAAATCCGCATAAGCGCTTAACTGTAAAGAGGCACACATTGGAGTGCGATACTAAAATATCACAATATCCAATATATGGCAATGGCTTCGACAAAACTAGTGTGTATAAAGCAAAAATCCCCCACTTTGCCTACAAGTACCCAGCGTGGCACGCAGGGCTTTGGCGAAGCAGGGGATTTTTTATGCCGCCGAAATGGCAAAGTCTAAAATCAAGAGCGGAACCGCCCGCAGACAATGCCGCTCTCTACAAAGGCCGTAGCCTTTCAAATATCCACCCTCTTGTGCTTCTCCGATAGGCCGGGTGGATTTCGTTGGCATTATTATACCACAATTCGCGCAAAAAGAAAAGCCAGCGGGTAAACGTTCTTCCGCTGGCTCTCTGTATACATTTTCTCCGAAGTGTGTATACGCTACTTCGGACACTATAAGTAGTATATCACACATCCAGCATTTTGTCAATGCTTTTTAGCCGGTAGCCTATCGCCGTCCGGCTGTAATGTGTCTGTGTCGCAATGTCCGGCAGCGGAAGCCGCTCAACGTACCGCAGTAAGGCTATCTTACGGTCTACCCTCCCAAGCGGTGCGTTTTTGATGGCTGCGGTCATCTGCTGTCGGTCAAGTCCTTGCAGGCACAGTGGCAGCACTACGCGAGCCGCCGCCATGAGCAGCACCGAGCCAGAAAGGCTGCGGCAGCTGTCCGGCGTTGCGCACCATATTGCCAATGACGGCAAAATGGTATGTTTTCGTAAGGCCGCGAAAACGTGCGCAGACCATTTTCGTGATGTGCCGAAATTGCTCTTGTACGGCGTACATTTTGTTGACGTCAACAAAATGGTGGTATGTAGTGCTTGCCATGATGTCCTCCTTACTGCTTTTCCAGCGCCGCCCGGGCGCGGTCAAAGAAAAACTGAATCACCACTCCGATGGTCTCATCGGTTATGGCCCAGCTGATAAGCCTGCCGTATTTGCTGGCACTCAGGGCGGCACGGAGCATCTTGACGACCCACGCCTTGCGCTCTGCGCCGCGCTTTGTCCCCTGAATCTCCTGCTCTGCCCGCTCGATGAGGTCCAGCACCAGCGGCTTTACCGCTGCGCCATAGCCCAGCCGGATACAGCCCAAGGCGTAAAAGATAAAGCCGCCCAGCATGAGTACGAGGGCCACAGAGGCGGGAATGACGCCCAAAATGTTATTGATCGTTGCCATGTATTACTCTCCTCTCTCTTTTTCAAGGTCTGCAATGCGGTGGTTTGCTACCTTCATTTGTTCTTCCAGCACCGGGATGCGCTGGGCAAAATCGTTGTGTGTCCGGACTTCCCGGGTCAGCTCGTCCAGCTTAGTGTCGGTAATGGCCTGCTGTTTTTCTAGCTTGGCGTCCATGTTTTGAGCGGCCCTGCTGTTAGAGATAAGCACGCCGATCAAGCTCAGGCCGCCAGTGATGAGTGCTACGATGATCGCGTCGCTCATGCGCCCTCCCGGAGACGGGTCAGGCCCTTCTTTTCGATGATGCGGGGGTAGTTGAGGGTAGTGACGTTGAGGTCTACGTCGCCGGAGATGCCCGGCACAGCGCCCTTACTGGTGTGCTGGTGGGAGTTGTACTTAAAGGTAACAGCAGGCGGCTTGCCCGTATAGTCGGCCAGCCAGACGTCGTAAGGACTCAGCGCCGCGCCGCCCATGTAAAGGCGGGTGTTGGCAAAGCTGGTGTAGGTGTAGAGCTGGGCGTAAAAGCCCATTGCCTCGATACGGGCCAGAGCGTAGGCTGTCAGGTCAGTCAACGCCTGTCGGCCAAGCTGCTTGAGCTTGTTGTCCTCAATGTCCACAGCCACCGGCAGAGTCAGCTCTTTGCCGCGCAGAGCGTCTGCCAGCAGAGCCAGCTCTTTGTCTGCGCCGGTGTGGCTGATAGCATAGCTGTAGTAGTAGACGCCCACGTCCAGCCCGGCAGCCCGGGCGTTGCGGTAGTTGGTCTCAAAGGTCGGGTCGACGTACAGGCCGTCCGACCTCTTGGAGAGCTTTTTGTTGGTGGATACCGTCTTGAGCATGACGCCCTTGTAGCCAGCCGCTTTGACCTTGCGCCAGCCGGCGAGGGTGATTTTGCCCTGATACCGGCTCACGTCGAGATAGCGGTAGGGCGGTGCGCCCTCCCAGCCGGGAGGAGCAGCGCTCTGGGTGTCCACGGTGGACACCGGGTCAGAGGTAGAGGCATCTGCCGCCCGGCAGAGGGCAGAGAAGAGGGACGCGAGGAAGCTGAGGATGGTGTGCAGCATTTTGAGACTCCTTTTTGTTTTTAAGGTTAGATAAAGCTTCCGTTAGCTAATGTCATAGGTGGTATCATGCTTTGGCTCTCTTGCTAAACCTTCAACATTGTTTAACACGTGAATATTGATATAGGTTTTATCACCATCGCCTTCTTCGCCAAATAGTAAAGTTTTAGATGTCGTGCCATCAGGGCGATGTATTCTACAATTTATAAGTCTGCAGCGTATACCGTTATAGCAAATAGATGGTCTAACATCTCCCGTGAAATATTCTACAGACCAAAAAAACATAACATTTGTCGCAAAAATCAAACCATATTCACGGTTATTATCATTAGGATTAAAGAAACAGCGAAAATACGAATCAATGTAAGAGTTTGTTACAAAAACAGATGTTGCATCAACATAAATTCCGATACTTTTGTTATTGTAACTTGAATACGTAATAAACGGATGAATCTGTTCCATGTGCGTGATTCCTTTGACATAAGCAAATGTGCAAAAGTTCACTGCATTGATATATTTCCATTTGCTGTCAGCAACATCAATTTTGAGTGCCGTTCTAACAACCCCATCGTCGTTTCTTGAGCGAAGTAGTATTTTATAAAATTCTCCTCCACCGGTTTTGCACCAGATGCCATACCTTGCTGGGTCGTTCACTTGCAAATCTTCAAAAGTCATTGCGTTTATATTTTTTGTTATCAAAATGCAAGATTGAGCCTTTCGTTCGCCGTCCAGAATGCACCTTCTAAATACACCGCGGAAGCGGTTGTTGGTTTCGCAATCTATAATAACGAGTGCTGTAGTATCTTGTAGTGCCTTAATGATTGCATAATTAAAATCTACATCCATCGCGCCTAGCACTGATATTGGGCTTGAGACTCCATAGGTCTTTCTGGGAAATTCAATGCTTTCCTTGTTAGCCGAACAATATTTCATCATTTTGTTTAATGCTATTGTATCGTCATCACCATTCCCAATCGCACCCCAAAATTCGGGTCGGCACTTATTGTATGGGGTTTCAAAAGTCAGCATTGTTCCGTTTTCTGACAGCATATGGTTTATTCCACTATATGCAACGAATTTATTATTCACCTTTTCCCATTTGCACTCAATATAGCCTGTTTCGTATTGCACATCTCTATCATATAGCATCGGTTGAATGGTAATGTCAACATAGGTATCTGCACGTATTGTGTACCACAAATACTTTGTTTCTTCTGACGACGTAAAGCTACTGTTGAAATCAACAGAATAGCTATCCGACCTTAATGACATTGTTACATTGCTCGGGACTGAAGTATAGTATCTACCAGAGCGAAAATGAGCTTCTGAATATTTAAATGTACAAATACCATTTGAAGGAGTTCCAGTTAATCTTAAAGAGCCATCTGTGTTTTTATGAATATTCAATCCGGAAATTTTAACGTCGCTGGATAAATCTATTGCATTTGGAAGTGCCATGTTTGTGTTAGTATGATATGCTTCTTGATTTATGTATACAGTATATGGGTTCTCTGCGTAAAAAGTATCAGTTGGCAATGTTTTAAGACATAAACATGAATTAACTAAATCTTCCTTTAGCTCCCCAATCTTATCTCCCGTTTCTTTCGCATCCGCAGCCATGCCGGAGATGGTGAGGGTAGTATCAGTGCCAGCCAATGCGTTAAGAGTATTGGCGTTCATGGGAGTGCCTTCCACGATGGGCTCGTCGTTGCGAATCAGTGTGACGACCTCAGACGTGCCGTCTGACTTTTTCATAGTCCAACGGCCCGGGTATTTTGCTTTTCGGTCAATAAACTGCATAGTAAGGTTCACCTCCACAAATTGGCTCAGAGCAGTAAAGCGTGTAATCTTTTGCTATACTTTCGATGTCAGAAAGTATCTTTTCGACCTGATTTATCACACCAAATTTCATAGAAAGGGATTCCGGCACATCCGGAGTAAAGCTTGTTCCGCTACATTTTGAGCGAATGGCTTTCACGCTGGCTATCCAACGATTGGCGTCCTCTGTGGTAAGATAGCTGTTCGGCCCCCATTCGGGAGTAGACGTTCCGTTGAAAGTGATTGTTCCAGAAAAAATCATTTTGGTGTCATCGCCATAGTAGGCGCTGCCATGTGCAATGTCGATGTAGTCGTTTGCTACGACCCAAGATGGCTCGACAGAGGGCGGGTAGAAGTTGTTGGCAGCGGCGAAATAGAGCTGGTATTCGACGCCCTTTTCCAGCGCGATGCT